AGCCATTTTGCGTAATGGCAGGTTTGGTGGTAACTTCAAGGTTAGTAATTCTATTTAACATCTGTGTTTGTTTGAAAATTTGTGCATCTAATCTGCCACTACGCAAAGTGGCAAAACGTTATGCACAAGTTTAAGGAAACAGCGTCCGTGCATTTATTCGCTGTTCTGCTATTTTGAAATAGTTCTCGTCTTTCTCTATTCCGATAAAGTTTCGGTTTAGATTTTTACAAGCTACTCCAGTAGTTCCCGACCCCATACAAGGGTCAAATATTGTCATCCCTTCATTGCTGTATGTTTTTAGTAAGTATTCAAATAATGCTACTGGTTTTTGTGTCGGTGCAAATGTTTCTTCTTGTCTTGTTGGGTATGTAATTATACTTTCAGGGTATTTATGTGTATAAATTTTACCTTTGTAATCTTCCCTTTCTAACCCGCCTTTAAAAACGGTTGCTCCTTTATTTGCACCTTTTTTAATTGGTTTATCTCGTTCTACCATTATAGGGTTATAATTGCCACCAAACACCAAAATATCCTCATGTATTTTCATTGGTTGCTTTTTTGCAAGTGGATAATTGGCAGGGTATCTTTTATTCCAAACCCAGTTGTAACTGTATTGTTTCGGGTTGCTCATTACCAATGCACTTGTAAAAGGTTGTGAAGCTGTTGTTATAAAAGCTCCGTTTGGTTTTAGTAAGTAGTTTACCATCTCCCAAAGTTTGTCAAATGGTATTATTGTATCCCATTTACAGGCGGTTGTTCCATAAGGTAAATCGGTTAGTATTAAATCAATGCTTTTGGGTTCTATATTTTTATATAGTTCCAAGCAATCGCCTAAAAAAACCTGTGCATAACACTCGCTATAAGTAATGGCGGGTGCAGTGGTATTATTGTCGTTTGTGCTTTCTATTGTCATTATCTGTTATTTAAAGTGAGTAGTTCAAAACCGCCACTACTCATAGCGGAAACGTTACCTGCCATTTTAGAGCGACAGACGTTCCGAACTTGCATTTGCTATTTCTGTGTTTAATTCAAAGCCGACAAAGTTTCTATTTAGGTTTTGACAAGCCTTGCCAGTTGAACCACTACCGCCAAACAAATCAATTATCAAATCGCCTTCTTTTGAAAATCCGTTTATTAAATGTTCAATAAGTTCAACAGGTTTCTGAGCACCGTGAATTTTATTAGTGTCGTGTTTTACTTTTAATACAGATGGTATATGTGTTATTTCGCCAAACTTTTGAAATTCTGCACTACCTTGATTTGCATAAAATATAAGTTCGTGTTGTTTTCTTATTGGTCTTCCCATTCCTATTTTGCCTTTATCCCAAACAATTAAACCTAAATTCAACCATTCGTAAAACACAGAATAAAGTATTGGATAAAATTTGTCGTCACAGAAAAAGAAAACTCTACCATCAGGCTTTAAAACTCTTTCAAGTTCCTTTTTAATTGCTTTAAAGTAAAATTCTTGCACAGATAAATCAGCAAGGTTTTTAAACTTTTTTCTACCAAATGAAGTAATTACAGGCGTTGAATATGGTGGGTCTGTTATTACAACATCTACCGAACCATCAGCCAATTCTTTTATTCCTTCAAGACAATCTACATTTTTAATTTCAATCATTATTTCTACTTTTAATTATACATTTTAAAGAACTACCGAGAAAAAAACGGCAGGTAACAAGGGTTTTACGCAAGGTGGGCAGAAGTGCATTTAATAAGCATTTGTGCAAGTCCGAACATTTGTACATTTTATGAGCTTCGGTGCTAAAATCCCACCCTGCGTAAAGCCCCAAAACGTTACAAGCAATTTTACAGAACGTTACTTCCAACGATTTTCTGCAATTAATTGAACTCGTTTTTCATTTGCTATTTTTATAGCGTGTTTTTCATCTTTGGCAAAAACTGATAAATACATATCTTTATGAATATCAAATCCAATATCTAAATCTTCGCTTTCAAAACCATAAGATGAATCTTTCACATAAATTTCTGTACAAGTTCCATCTTTTTTCATTCTCAAAAAATAAGGTTTATAATCAGCCTTTAATTCTTTAGAAAATGGATTTAACTTATAGTTTTCAATTCTAAATTCATCGTATGGTTTTTCAAATGAATCAATATATTTTTGAGCAAGTTTTTTATCTGTAAAAACCGCACAAACTCTATAATCTGAATAATCTCCACGAGTTACCAAAAAAACTGCTTGTAACACAGGTTTTGTGCTATTGCTTGGCTCGGTGTTTTCTGAATGTTTAGTCATAATCTGTAATATTTAGTATTTAAATTAAAATTTGTTTTATTTTTGGTCGCAACAGACACAAAGCCTGATAACGTTATAATGCTAATCCTTTAATTTGATTATTATTGCCTGCAACGTCTGCCGGCCAAGTGTATTTCTTTTGCGCATCATCTCGAGAAGCCCAGTTGCGAATTGCTTTCTCCCAATTGATGTATTTGTTTTCTTGAGAGGAGTAGGCGTCTGCGGATTCGTAATAGAATTTACATTTCGCTGTTGGCCAATCGATGAATTTTTCGCGGAATACTCGCTTGTCAAAGATAGGAGATTCCTCGAAAGAAATCTGTTTTACTTTCTCTTTCTTCTTGAGAAGCTTTTGTAGTGCTTCGTATTTCTTTTCGAGGGTCTTGCCTGGAAGAGAATCGATGATGGCTTGTGTGTAGTCCATTATAGTTTTTCAATTTCATTTTTAACATCATTCCAATATTGGAAATCTTTTTGAACTTCATGGTAATCGAGTGTTCGTAACTCGCAATGTCCGGTGGTAATCTCTAAAGCTTGAATGATTGCATCAACTTGAATAATGCCACATTTTTTCGTGTCGGCAATAATTTCTTCTTCTTTTCTTGGCTCGTCAAAATAGCAATCCCACAATTTTACTAATGGTCTGTATTTTTTAATGATTTCTTTTGCTTTATCTTTTGCGTTCATAATTTCCCTTCTTTTTTAAGCCTCTCAGTATTTGCCCGAGCGACCTTGGTTAATATTTCTTTTTTAATTATCTCTGCTTGTCCTATGCTCACATATCCGCTCACATCGTATCCGTTATCACGTAATAGTTCAACGTCTGCTTTTGATGCCGGAGATGCAAAGAAAATAGTGTTAAATTGATATTTGTTGTAAGTGTTTGATGTTGTGTCATAACCTCTTTTTTGTAACCATTCCTGCTGAGGTATTGAAATTGGATCATTCGCATTGTTGCCGAACTTCGCCCGAATTTTCGGAAGAGGGAATAACACTACTTTCTTTTCCTCCTTCACATTTGTCATCATGCGTTCGTTACGTGCATCGATTAACTTTTGCTTGTTAGCGGATGAGGTAAAGACTCTTTCTTCGATGGGTAATTCCTTATCAAGCTCATGCGTGTTAACGAGTTTATGCTTTGAGGTTCCGTCCACGATGTCAAGGATGGTTCCTATTTGCCCGAATTTAGCTACGAAATCTTTGCCCTTCAATCGTGTTACTCGAAATAGTTGCTGCAGGAATAATCGCTTAGATTTTGTTGGTCGGGCAAGTATCACGCATCCGGTGTTAGGTACATCGAATCCTGCGGTCAATATACCAACGTTACACAATCCTATAATTTCTCCCGAGCGGTATTTGTTAATGGTTCCTTTTCTGTCTAATGTCAAAGATGTATCCGATACAACGAACTCTGTTTTTATCCCCCTTTCGTTGAATGCCTCGCATAAATCAATGGTGTGCTGTACATCTGCCCCAAAACATATAAACTGCTGTCCTGAGCAATATTCGATGTATTTATCGACTATTTTAAGATTTCGCTCCGGAGTGTTTACCTTCTCGGTTAATTCCTTTTGGTTAAAATCTCCTCCGATGGTGTGCACCGAATCAAGGTTGGTAGATGTCTTTACGACAATAGCGTTTAACTCGCAAAGGAATCCATCTTTAATGGCTTGCTCGATTTTATATTCGTAGATAAGCTCTTCGAATAAATCATCCATCATTACACCGTCATTTCTGTATGGAGTTGCGGTCAAGCCTAATAGCAAATCGTAAGTGAAATAGTGCAACGGAGCGATGAATGTTTTGCTGAAAAATAAATCCGCTTCATCTACTACGATAACGTTAAAATGGTCGGCAGGAATCTTATTGAGCCGGTTGTGGAGCGTTTGTGCCGAGGCCATTACAATTGGCTTGTCGATGTCAAACATATCGGCTTTGATTATACCGATATTCTCCCGAATAACATTTTCGTAAAAATTTTCCGATTTAGTTTTTAAAATTCGTAATAATCCTCCGAAATCTGCAATGGTCTTTTTCAGGATGTTAATATCCATTATCTCCATCTCTTCTAAGAGAGCGATTGCCGATTGCTCCAAAAGGGATTCTTCGTGCGTTATCCACAATCTACGCCCCATTCCGGAGATGATATCAACAGCAGATTTTGTCTTGCCGGTTCCTCCAGGCATAACACCAAGCTGTCGTTTAACTCCGCGAGCAAGTCCGTTATGAACGGCATTCTTAAATTCAATTTGATAGTATCGTGGTTGTTTATTCACTGAATGGAGGATTTAACATTAAAGAGCTTTACGAACATCTTTGTGAGGACTAATTCCTTGCAAAAGAGGAATAGGACATCGGATTATTGCTAATCGGGACAAATGTAGTCACAATTGTTTAATAATGCAAATTTATCTTAATTTATCAATGGCATCTACTAAAGATTGCTTTTGTAGTTTAAGATTTTCGATGTCGTTTCGCATGATTTCCTCATCGAATGAGGATTCAAAGTAAGCGTTTTGATATTCTTCTTCTTTGTTCCGGAGAAAGTCGTTGATAAGCTCTGCTCTGTCTTTTAGGACTTTTATTGCGTAGTTCATTTGCTTAGTTGTGTTTTAGGGATTTCTACCTTTTCAATCCAGATGTTACGCCTGATGGTCCCGGAGGCGATGAGTTGTTTACGTTTTAGTGCAGCGATTCCGTATGGGACGTTGCGCATGACGATTTCCTTGGCGAATTTTCCGCGAGCAAGGGAAACGTTATAGAGCTGGTTTTTTGCCATATTTTCTGAGGCGTTTAATTTTGCGGATCACTAAAGCTTTTAGCTTGTCTCTTTGGGAGAATTGATATGTTACGGATACCATGGTTTTAGTTATTAAGTTTATACCCTTTCGGCTGTACACTTTGAATGTAATTATCAGCCTTTTGTAGTTCTTTTATAATTAAATTTATTTTGTAAACAGCTTTTGAGTTTTGTTTTTTAGCCTCCTGATATGCTGTCTTATAGGATAGATATTTTAATCCAAAGATAAGCATTAAGGCAAACAATACCCAACAAGATATTTTGTAAATGTTTAGCGTTCTTTCTTGCTCTCTGCTATACTGCGATAGTGTACCGCTTAGTATATGTTTTTCGATGGCGTTCATTATACTATTCCATCGTTGAAGTGACCTAAGAATAATGTACCATGATTTCTTTCTTCAGAAAACGCAAACATTAAATCGAAACCTTTTGAGTAATCTTTACATATTAACTCAATATTCTTCCAGTCGCTTGGCACTACGTCTTTTCTTGGAATAGCTAATTTGTAATGCTCGTTAAAATATTTTACAAACTCAATCTTTTTCAATTCTTTTTTAGGCTCTTCTTGTCCTAAGATAGTTACTTTTGTCATAGTTTTAATTGTTTATTGGTTATTACTCTGTTGCTTGCGCTAAGAGGTGGATTCGAACCACCCAGCTATTGCGAATTTTCTACAACCATTAGAATTTCTTCCGAAGGGAATCGAACCCTTGTCTCTCCCGCGAGATACCACCGAGTCGAACGGTGTACTGACCTATTTGTTTCTTAGCGTTTACTCTACTTGCGATTTGCTTTTCTTGATGCTCTCGCTCTTTTGTTTTTTGCTCTAACTTTTTTCTGTTTTTTACTTAACGGATCTTTGTGGTAAATTCGGCTTTTTCTTGCGGTGCCTCCGCTACTAATTAATGGAGCTTCCATCATTGCTCCGGCAAGTGCTGCCATAAGCAATCCTTTTTTCATTGTACTCATCGTTTATAGTTTTAATTGGTTTGCTCCCGCATTGAATCGAATCAACGTCTATTGCAACGTACGGGAGTTTAAATGACTTTTGCTTGTGTCATAAAACAGAGTTACTTAAATCTTTTTCATAAAAAACTTCTCCTTTCTTTTAGTTAATAAAATTCCGCTCCCAACTGCCATCGAAGGCGACATCTAAAATGATTGGGAGTTTAATAATCGGCAATGGTGCTCCATTTTAACTATTCTCCTATTCGGAATAGAACCTTTGCAAATATATAACCTTCTTGAGAAACTACGCTCAATAAGATTACACCGGACTAATCACTTCCGGAAAAATTAGTTTCAATAGGTCAAACAACGTAATGCAGGCACCGGTACTCCGGCTTAGTCCGATTCTGTGATCGGAAACCTATTTGAAAATTTATTTTCTTAGGGAATTCAAATTCCCAGGTATTCCTTCTTTAGTGTTGTCCTTCGATTACCGAGATAAGCCGGTTTGATTCTTTGATGTCCTCGACAATTTTATCGAATTCAGCGTTATTTAATCGCTTTACGTTGCGATAAAGCTTTACTCTTCCCTTTTCTATCTGCTTAGATAAAAACGCCTTTAAAACTCGTCTTTCGTGGTCTGTGAACATTCTTTCTTTAATATTTCAAGGTTATCGTCAATGTAGTCAAAAACGTGCTTTGTGCCCGATGATCGTTTCATGTTATCGCGAATCCATAAGAGATATGCTCCTGGAACATTTATCATTTTTTGCCCTTGAAATTTTCCAAAAGGCATTTGGCTATCGTCCGTTAGTTGGTCTGCCATGGTTTTTGGTTTTAAATTTGTCTACTTGATTTTTTATGTACTTGCACCAAACTGAATAGCTTATGAATCTATGGTCCGGTTGTATGGTCTTTTTAATAGATAGTGTTTTCAAAATTAGTTCCGTTTAAAAGGTTAATTTTATGCGTTATTTTTCAATGGCGCCTTGTGGGAATTATTCCGGTAAAAGTCAACCCGTGAAATATTTTACTAAGGATTAAAATTGCTGGGTGTTCCTTCTTTAGTAGGCGCTTTTACTTGCTCCTCCGTTGGTATTGGATGAGTAGGATAAAATTGTGCTTTTTTCAACATATTCTCAAGGGCCTCGAGTTGTAATTGTTCTAATTGTATGCGTGTTTTGGTTTGCTCAATTGCTTGTTTTATGTCCGCTATTGTTTTGGGTGCTTTGCTCATGGTGTTATTTGTTTGTTTGTTTGTTTATAATCATTCGAACAAACAACCTCCATAAAAAGTATGTCCATTGCTTGTTCTTGCGAATAGGCTTTTATCTCTATTTTAATGTTTGAATTTAAAATGTTTTCAAACGTGTATGTTTTTATTGGTGGCATAGCTTTAAATTTTAGATTATTTATAATACCTCCCATAACGCGTTAACCCCGTCATGTTCTACAATAATTTCGCCCGCATCTCGGTTTACTTTTTGGCGTGCCTCTTCTAAGGTAAACCAGGAATTTAACCCCGTTCCCGCGTTAACATACCTTTTATCGGCTGTCAATATCCTGTATTTATATGGGTTCTTTTGCATGGCGTTATTGGTTTAAAAGTGTTTCCCATTGTTCGCAAGTAAATAATCCGTATTTATTACGTGCCTCATTTCTTGAGATGCTAAATTTTTCCATCGCTTTGTCTAAGTAAAGACAATAAGCGGTAATAGTTGGCAATGCTTTCATAGTGCTAAAGGGTTTTATCTGGTTAAATTCTTAGTTTTGTTGCTTACCATTGGGCGCAAATTGTACGGCTGCGCGTCTAAGTAGTAGCTAAAAGTATAGCCGTGTGGCTTTAATGCTTCAAGCATCTTTTGACATTCCGCGTATGTGGATACTTCGTTGTATATTATTTCCTGTACCTCTTTTGGGAGGATTTCCGGGGTTTCAAATAAATCGATCATAGTGCTGAGGTGTTAAATGAGTTTGAATGCTTCTTCTATTGCTTTATCAATAGCAAATAATCCTGTTTTTGATTCTTTTGTTTTCACGTAATATAGCGCCTCTTTGCCCGTGAATTTTTCGCATTCAATAATTTTGATTTGCTTTTCTCTTAGCCATTCAACTACTTGTTGATAAAGTGGAGCGGTCAAAACTTCTTGCCCGTGGTCTTTTACAGAATTTTTATATCCCGTAAAAACCCATCTTTTTTCATTGTCGTTTATTATTTTTTGGTCGTACCCATTATATTCGTTTTCATAAGGTGTGTTTAACCCCATTGTAGCCAAAATTGGATATAATGATTCTTTGTTAAAGTATTGTTCAAACTTTGTAAAACAAGGCTCATTAAATCCTTTTTCTTTTGCAATTAATGCAAGTTGGTAGGGAATAAATAGATTTTTCATAGTGCTGAGGTTTTAGGGGTTAATATGCTCCGCGTATTGGTTACGAGCCAATTATTGACGTATCACGCGGAGAGGGTTATTTAATTAATCTTTCAATCTCTGTATTAAAGTCGGTTTCGTATCTTATTTGTCCGTCATATTTTTCTATAACTATATATGAGTCATGTTCGCCTGTTTTTAAAAGGCTTTCGCCAATGTGCTCCGCTACTGAATAGCTTTCGAATTTAATAAAACCGGTAATTTTCTCAATTACTGCGCATTTGTCTGTTGTGTCGTCCTCTTCATAAAAACGAATTACACCTAAAATTAAAGTTATATTTTTCATAATTTCCAGTTGTTAGATTGTTAATATTAGAGTGCTGTTTAATAGTTCCCGAAGGAGCGGAGGATTGCGCACTACTTCAACCCTCCGCGGGATTTAACCCCCTTTTTATGCTTCTTCAATAATATCTAGCGCAACCGCCTTTTTTTAATCTTTTGGCATATCGGCTCGTTGCTTTATCTAGCCTCAATTGAGAGTTTTTACTTCCCCACCCTTTACCATCGCCTTCAGATGCTTTCGGTTTTTTTTCTTTTTTATATTGAAGTCTATCGTCTTCTATTCCGTAAATATTTATTTCTGATGTTGTGCAAAAAAGTGGCTTTTCTTGGTAGTCGTATTGTTTTAATGTTTGCTTTAATTCTTGAATAAAATTAAATTCCATATTCGGATATTCGCCATTCTGAAATATTGGCATAATTTTAAAATATCCTTTCATGCTTCCTGTGCCCTTTTTAACTGACGTTTTCAAGTTTAATTTCTCGAAAATAAGGGTTTGAATTTGGCTTATCGTTTCCATTTATTTGCGTTCTGTTGCTTCGATTCCTGCTAAAATGCTTCTTAGTTTTATCGCCATTTCTCCCGCTTTTAAACGTGCCTCGCATCCATTACCACCAAATGCTCCACAATGTGCACCGCTTTCAACTGCAACGTTAATTAGTCTATATCCTCCGTAAATTGGTGCGTTTTCTAAAGCAAGAAAATGTTTTTGTTTTTTCTCTTTTGCTTGTTCTCGGTTATTAGATAAATTTAATTTATCAGCAATTTCCTTTACAAGATTGTCTAGTTGTTTTCTGTTAGTTTTCATAGTAGTGCAATTTTAAAGGGTTAAATTATTAATTGATTATTTATTTACTTGCTTGTTTAGGCTTGAGCCGGTTTGTTGTCGCTATTCATAGGTCTTTCTCCTTGTGGACGGATAACAATTTCGTTCGGACGCGGTGGTTTTGGTGCTTGTGGTTCCTTTTTCATAGTGCTGTGGTTTTAGTATAATTTACCATCTTCTGTAAAGTCGTATTCGTTGGCTTCAATTGTTTCAATTATTGCCTCTTCGCTTTGCAAATATTCGCATTCCTCTTGTAAAATATTTGCATAATCGTGCAAAATATCTTTTAAAAATTCTTCGTTTACGTCTTCAATGTCTGCCTCTTGTCTTTCTTCCTCTTCTGTGTTTCCGACTTCGCGGGAATTTATTTTTTCAATTTCACTTAAAAACTTTAAAGCTGTTTTGTGTGTTTCGCATTGCTCTCCATGTTCCTTTATTATTTTATTTGCAACTTCTTGGGGGCTGTCAATAAATTCACCAGTTGCTGACTTATTTCTGTCTAGTTCAAAATATTGTAATTTAATCCCAACATTTTTTGCATCTTCATAAGTTGAGTCCCACCATTCGTGACTAACATTGATATTAGATAGTTTTTCTATTGCGTTTTGTTTTGCTTCCTCACTTAGTTCCTGGAACTTGTAAAGGTTTATTTCAATTGTTTTCATGTGTAGTGCGTTTTAAGTTTGTTTGTTGTTCTGGTAGGTTTAACGCAAAGTAACGAAATAAAGTTGCATTAAAATGCAATTATTTTTTAAGTATTTTCAATTAGTCAATGTTTACAGGTGTTTTAAAGGCAAATTTATAATCATTCTAAATAAAAATATCCCGTTTTTGTGGTCCTTTATAAAATATTTTAAAAATAATTGCGTAAAAATGTAACCAATTCGAAATTGTTTCGTAGGTTTGAACCGCGAATAATTATATAGTCAAATGATCTCAACTAAGATATTATAAAAATAGGACCGAAAACAAGGCAGAACTTCTCAACTCGTTTGATATAGTTATTCGCCTGGCTTGTCGTAGGTCCTTATTATATATTCTATAATGGAAGGTTTTATTGTATTGCATAGAAAAATATTAGACTGGGAGTGGTTTAATGATTCTAATATGGTTCACGTTTTTTTATTCTTATTAGTATCTGCTAACCACAAGGATAAAAAATGGCGCGGATTAAATATAAAAAGAGGTCAATTAGTAACCGGAAGGTTAAAAATAAAGGCCAAAACTGGCATATCTGAGCAGTCAATTAGAACCGCTTTATCTAACCTACAAAACACCGGAGAAATAACCATCAAAGTAACCAACAAATTTAGCCTTGTAACTATTGTAAAATATGACGATTACCAAAATAAAGTAAAAAAACAACCAGCAAACCAACCAACAACTAACCAGCAAACTAACCAACAACTAACCACAACCAACAATGATAAACAATATAACAATGAAAACAATAAAACAAGAGAAGAGAAAAAAGAAAATTTCTCTCTATCTAATAATATAAATAAAAAAAAATATCCTATACCAACTAATATAGAAGTAAAGGAGTATTTTAAATTAAAAGGATATACCGAGGCAAGTGCGCAAAATTTTTACGATTATTGGCTCGCTGAGAATTGGACCGACAAAAAAGGTCTTCCGGTTAATTGGTTAAATAAATGTTTGATGTGGTTTGAGGAAAAGAATAAAATAACATTGGATGACAAAAGGGTGAAAAGCTCCGGAGCAGATAACCCTAAATTCGTATGTTAATTGAATATAGATTAATTATTTTATATCTAAACGCATCATTGTGCCACAAATAAATAAAACGCTCTTAAATCGCTTAAAAATGAATAAATTTATATTAGATAGAATCCAAGAATTATTTTTTGAGAAACTTGCCACAAAAACAGGATGGGGAAGAAACGAACTAAAAGAGGCTTATATAAATTCTGTCAACAAGGCTCTAAAAGAATATTTGGACGCTATATAAAACTTTCGTAAAATAATTACGAATATCACAAACGAAAATAGTAATAAATTTACGATTAAATAAAAAACGTTAAAAATGTTTCGCGGTTTTGCGATAGGGATAGAAAGAAAATCCTTTTGTGAGGTACGAACAAAAGATTGAATGAATAGCCCGGTGAACGAGGGCGCGACAGCGACCGCGGGCAATCGCCCAAATAATCAAAGAACTTTTATACATAGTAAGAAACAAACAACAAACAAAAAAAAGCCATAAACAAAAAACACTTAAATAGATTCTTCTTCCTTATTCCTCTCTCTTATCTCTTCCAAAAACCATTTACCGGATTCACTTACATTTGCCTTGTTCCTGGATAGCAGCCAAACAAATTCCTCCAAAGGAATACCATATAAGCCACTAAAAATAATCAAATGCTTAAAGGTTATGTTTGAAGGGTTCGCAATCCACTTGTCCAAGGTCTTTCCCTCACAGCCTAAATGATTACAAATATCCTGCTTAGAGTATCCTAAACGTTGAGCATGAAACAATATAGGATTTAATCGCTTGCTTACATAGTACTTCGCCATTCAAAGTAAATTTTAGTATTCGTTATTAGTAGCTATCCAAGGATAACGGACAGCGGAAACTTCTTTTATTTGTGTACAAAGATATGCAAACAAAGGGATTCGAGCAAGGAAATTAGTTGCTATTTTATGCAATTAGTTAGATCATTTAGAAGGAATAAACAAAACAAGGTTACTTTGTTTAGTTAGAAATTAGCTTGAAAGCCTTGATTCTATTGAATTTTAGTGTAATTTGAAACTGAAAAGTTAAACGAAAGAGAGGGCACCCGGTCGAAAGGTTTTTGTTTGGGATTTGTTTAGGTCCCCCCGCTTGCCTGGGGGTTATCCCCTCCCTCAATACCTGTAAAGAATTTTTTTAGTATTGAAATTCGTTGTAATCTATTTCGGAGTATTCTTCGTTATTAATTGGTATTGGATCGTATATTACATGGGCATATTTTTTTGGTCTATCGTTATATGCTTCAGTAAAAATTTGACTTAATGACACTCCGTTTTCAGTTCCTGTTGTATTTAACTCAGGTTTGTATTTTCCAATATAAACCATTTCAACAATATTTAATATTTTTTCTGGAACAGATATAAGAGTTACATAATTAAATTTTTTACTTTTATTATGCGTATCAATTCTTCCAGCTACACTAATTGATTGTCCGATGTATATCAGTTCTTCGTCATTAAATAAGAAATAAATATATGCTTTATTATTGAATGGAATTAATTTTGTTCTGTGCTTTTTAAGTGTTTCTATGTCAATAATTCTGCTATTATAGTGGTCTCTTGTTTTTTTTAGTATTTCAAATACTTCTTTTTCTACTAATAAGTTTCCAGCTTGTTCTTGATTGTGTGGTATTCTAAAGTCTTTTATGAGTTTATTAACTATAGCTATGTTACAATAAAATTCCTTAGAAATATCAGATGTTTTAATATAATTTTGCATAATAAAAGTGCCTACCAAATACAAAGACTGATCCACTTATTGCAGGATGCAACTATTGGCAATGTAAATGATAGGACTTTTTAATGTTTTCATAGTGAATCAGTGATGCAAATATAATAAAAATTAAATATGTTTTTATATTTGTCCATAAAAAAAGCTCTTTTTAGGGAGCTTTAAGGAGGTTTTTAAGGATTGCTTTAATGACGTTGACGGTGATGGTGTTTCCGGCTTGCTTATAAGTCTGACTATCGCTGCAGGGCTTAATGAATGAGTCAGAAAATCCTTGAAGCCTGAAGCATTCGAGCGGGGTAAGTCTACGTATACGGTTTTTAATTTGAGTGAATGGCTCATGTCCACCACCTTGCTTGGCTGTTATGGTAGGAGATAGTCCGGTGGGAGAATAGATTCTCCCACTACTTTCATGTTTACCTTGTATTTGCGCTACCTTTTCAAGTTTCGGCTCCACAATCAGATTATCTTTTTGCACGGAAGTAATGGTGTTGTCAACACCATTTGTGTTTGGTTCGAGTCTTTGTTCGGTAGGTGCTCCGGTAGTTCTGTCGGAGGGGTTTTCGGGATTACGTCCTCGCATGGCAACGCAGAATGGTTCCACTACCGCTTGATTACAAGATGTCTCAAGAGTGTTGGCAATCTGCTTGCCAACACGGCCTCTTCGGGTTTCACTATTAGGATTAGAAAGATTAATGGAGTCTCCTTCAGTGGCGATATCGAAGCCTTTTTTTGTTGCCTCTGGGACTTTTATATAATTATCATCAACTCCCATCTTAAACACTCGTACAGTAATGCACGAGCCAATTTCGTCATCTTCTTTTGGGCGGAAATTAAATCCGTTACCCTTCTCTTTACTTTCTTCATTTTTATTTAAAAACCCCTCCAGCATCTTATCACTCAAATAATACTTCTCATCAACTACCGGCTCCAACACATCCTTTAACCTCTTATCCAGCTTCCAACCTACCGGGAATCTAAAATCATTCGCTAAATCCTCCCTAATCCCTACCAAAAACACTCTCTCCCGATTCTGAGGTACTCCATAATCCTTACTATTCAACACCTCCCAATGCAAATTATATCCCAAGCTATCATCATGCACAAACATATTATGCTGATTATTCACACTCTGGCCAAGTAAATCCAACCAATTCTGAAACGTCCTGCCACCGGCAGCGCTCAACAACCCTTTTACATTCTCTATCACAAAATATTTCGGCCTCTGCTTCTTCACATAATCATAAAAGTTATAAAACAACAATCCTCTCGGATCTAATTCCCCCAATCTCTTCCCAGCGAGAGAAAATGATTGACAAGGTATCCCGCCCAAAAACACATCGCAATACAATTCCGGTCGGCTCCAGTCTTCGGTTGTCATGTCGTTAAGCATGAACTTAGGGGAGAAGTTAGCGAGATATGTTTGTTTGGCGTATTTGTCTATTTCGGCAGCGAAGACTATTTCGTGGTCGATGTTGAGTTCTTTGATTGCTTGTTCCGGACTACCGATTCCACTACATACAGTTCCTATTTTTATCATATTTTTAGTTGTATAAAGAATTTTTGACGATGTAGTTTATGGTAGATTGATAGAATTTACCACCTGTTTTGGATTTGTGGTTGTTGCTATTGAGGTATCTGGCGATGAAGGATGGTCCTTTACCGGTTTCGGTGAGGCGTTTAATTTCGGATAATATTTGTTGTTCAGCTGGGTTTGGGATGAGTTCTCCATTGTTTTTATCGAATCCGAAGACGTCCGAGCAGTATATTTTCTTAGAAGATTTCTTATCGTTTAGAATTGATTTGACGCGCTCTCCGGTGATATCTCGTTCAAATTGGGAGAAAGATATCAGTGTGGTAAATAGAAGTCTTCCGATGGCTGTTTTGGTGTTAAGGGCTACTCCTCCCATGTCAACGATGTGTAGGGAGATACCTTTGTCGTTCCATTTATCGACTGTGGTGAGGCCATCGATTGTATTTCGGAATAGTCGATCGGGCTTAACGGCAACGATGTTTTTGGTGAGGTTAAGTTTGGCGGATAGATTTTTTCCACCTTCTCTTGATTCGAATTGTTTGAATCCGGAGACATCTTGGTCGATGAATATTTCGGTAAGGTTAAGCTCTCTGAAGGAGCAATATTGTCTGATTGCTTTTTCTTGAAGTTCGAGGGAGTTTTCTTGGTCTCCTGTTGACACTCTAATGTATCCGATGATGTTTTCCATTATGCTTGTTGTATTAATATTTTGTTTGTAGGTTTGGTAAGTTCTGGGCAGAATGTTATTGTGTTTTGTTTCCGGGCGATAATTTCATCGTTAATAAGATCGGCAATAATTTTATTGAATTTCGATTGCTTGATGTTAAATTGTTTGGAGAAGTGCTTGTGAAGGGATGCAGCCTTCGGTATTTCTCCAGTTTCGTTAAGCCGGATGAGTTCGGCTAAGACGGTTAGTGCCGGAGAATGTTTTTTTCTCATAGCGATGGTGATGCCGGCTTGGACGTATTCTATTTTGGGTACGATGATTTTCATTTATTTCTTCCATCAAAAATTACGATCATTGAATCGTGCATTGGAGATTTGTTTGATACTAATTCTCCTTTAGTGTTGTGTCCTATAAATTTTATTCTTCCTTTAACGAATCGGATTGGCTCGGAAATGTTTGGAAGAATTATGTCATGAAAAAGTTTTGTAGATGTTGATACCGGCAAAAGCATTACGCAAAGTTTTCCTTTTTTGCTTTCTTCTATTGCTTTTAGGATAAATGGCGTTTTAAGCTCTTTTGAATATGGAGGGTTAATGAAGTTGGCTCGCCCCCATTCAATTAAAAGGCCATTTCGTTCTTGCGGAATTGTTTCGTAGCATAAAGGGCAAGGATCGAAGTCGAAATTAAATTCCGCATTAAGCGGGTCGTAAAAATAAGAAGGCGTTGCCCAATTGTCGCTGTGTGGTAGGTTTCTGTTTTTCATATTTGATTATTATACATGCAAATTAATAAAAAAGTTACGAATTACGCAAACTATTTTAGTAATATTTTTACGAAATTTTGCTATATTGCTGTTTTAGAGATAGTTCCAATTCGTGCACCCATTTCCATTCTGGAGTGTTTGCTTTGTGGCGAGCGTTATCCCAGATGTGGTGACAATCGGAGCATGCGAGGGCGATGTTTGCGGGTTTAATTTGAATTTAGGGTACTTGTTAAGGCCTTTAGCGAGCACATGCATGAAGTTGGATGGAGATGCTTCGGGAATTGGCGTAAAGCATATTTGACAGAAATGAGGTCTTTCGTTCCAAATCTTTTCGAAAACTTGGGCTTCTCCGGTAGGTTTTTTCTTAAAGGAATATTTCTTTTTTGGCTTTATTACTTTTTCTGGTTTTGGATCCGGCCGGAATCGGTTGGCGAGATTTTGCTTGATGAAGTTTCTCATAGTGTCCAATCTGTTTGAATGTGGTTAAGGGAATTTTTCTGCGGTGCCGGTTTTGAATTTAAGATTATAGGATTTTCCTGCTTCCATTTAAGCATCGCCTCAACTTCCATCTTCATATATGGTACGGGATATTTTATGTTATACAGGCCATTGTGTGCCGGAATATAATGGATTGATAGCTGACCTATTTTGCATCCAGTTTTCTTTTGTAGCAAATATGAATAGATGCTTAATTGTAACGCATATTTGTTGTAGTTGCAATCTTGAAGGTGCGAAAGTGGGCCAAGCATGTATTGTCCGTAATCGTTTTTAAATTGTATCCCTTTCGATAGGTTAGTTTTGTAATCAGATAAATCAAAAACAGATTTTGGGTGAGAGGTGCATTGTAAAACTTTGTCGGATGTTCCGGCAATCATGTGTTCTGAATCATATAGGCAGACCTCTTGGTAGCATCTGTAGTAATGGGCGTATTGCTTTGTAACAGAAAGAATCATTGGCCTTAGGTCTTCATCTTCCGGAAGTATCACCATTGATTGCTCGTATCGTTCTAATGCGTGGTGCACCCGATTTCCGTGGTCAATAGAGTCGTCTCTTTTTTTATCCCAATCGGCAAGTATCTCTTCTTGAGAGATACCTTTTTTTATTGCCGACATTTTGGATATTCCCATTCTATCAAACTTTTTCGAGAAAAGTTCAAGGAATTTTGAGACGCTTAAATATTGCCCTCCGTCCTTATCTGTATAGATATGGCTTTCGGGTTCAAGCGTTACGTAGTTATCAAGGCCTTTGATCATTTATCCTACTTTCTTTTTAGCTGTAGATTCCTTAACCGGTTCAAGTGTTGGAATAAAATCTTCGTCAGCGATGTTTGATTTCACTTCCGGGGTTTTCACTTCGATCGATGGTTCTTCATCGAATATTACTGGCTCACCTTCTTCTTCGCCTTCTTCTATGTCGTCAATCTTTGTAACGATGCATTTGTTTTTCTCCATAAAGTCGGAGGCGATTTTCCATTGCTCTTCTTGCGAAAGACTTTCGAATGTTTTAGCATCGAAGTTGGCATTGCCTTTATTCAGATTTATCACGTATTGGATGTCTGAGAGCACTTTCTTGCCTTCCATGTACTCTTTTGTCTCAGAGTAGATATCGTTTAAAATTTCCGATACTTTCGCGAAATTGGGGTACCCATCGTCCTCTGTAATTAAAGGAGTGTTGATGGCGAATTCTTTTTCAGCGATTGCAGACATTTTCCCGGAAAGCACAAATCCGGTGTCGTTGTATTTAACGGCAACAATTTTGGTCCCGTTAATGAGTGCTGCATCCGATTCGTAGTTACATAACTCCAATAAGAAAGGAATAAGTTCGAGGAACTTGTCGTTTAGTTCCTGGTGAATAGGAAACTTTTTCTTTGCGGAGTATTCAGTAAAGAATTCTCGGTTGTTTCTGATTTCTGTTTGCTCGTATTTTACTACAAGTCCATTGCTTCCGTTATTGTTAAGCGATATCGCTCCAATACGTACTTCTTTAGTTTTAGTTGTCATGGTTTTACTTTTTTTATGTGTCTTAGGTTTACTTTAAAAAAATCTGCTGCGCCCTGAACGGTTGTTGCGGTGCATATGTTTCCGTTTTTAAGGTTTGTGTATTGGTGCATCTTTTGCCTATCAAAGTCTATTACAGATCCTATTTGAACGATAATTTCTTTGTCAATGTATATTTTTTTTATATTTAGATCAACGTATGCTCCTTGTGTTGTTAGTCGGATGAATTTATTATCTCGATGAATATCTTCTTGCCACTTTGTTGTGTATGGAAGAGGCACCTCTTTTAGTTTATTTTTTATGGCTTTGTCGTAAATTTTTTGCGACACCTCCACCTTTATAAATAATATTTTCTCAATATGATAGTACACTATTTTTTGCTTTTTTTATAAAGGGTTTTTTGTGTTATAGAGAATTTATTTTCTGCAAGAATTTCTTCAATTTTTTTTTGCGAAAGCAATCCTTTTCTTAGCCTTGATTTATATACATAATATTTTGGAGAAAGAGCTTTTTCGTTTTCCCAAAATATTTCGTATAGTGCTTGTTCTTGGTTGTAAATCATGTTGGCAAATGTAATAAAATAAATTTATAATAACAAAACTGATAGGGTTTATTTTGCGTCTAATTTATAATCATTCTAAATAATAATTTATATTTGTTTTCAAATTTCCCATAAATGGCATTAGACGACAAAAATATTTCGACATTCCCATCATTTACAGCGACAAGAGACGAGAAGGCAAAAGATAGTTATGGGTTGCGTTATGCACGGGCGATATGGTCGGAGTACTCTAAAAACAGCACACTGTTTAATACTCGAAGACAGCGAGATATTATAAACAGGAAATATGCAGAAGGTCTTGAGTCTATTCAGAAATACAAGGATCGTCTTGACTTGAATGGCGATACATCTTATCTTAATCTCGACTTCTCCCCTGTAAACAGAATTGCTACAATCGTTGATAACATTGTAGGCAAGATGATGAATCAAAATTATAAGATTCAGTGTAATCCAATTGATCCGGAGTCTAAAACTCAGTACGACAAACATCGCGCGGAACTTTATGCGGATATGTTCTTGAAACAATTTTCCGATGAAACAGAAAAGATTACAGGCATTCCATTGATAAATAAGGGGAGAAGCGTTCCTGGGTCAGATGAAGAGGCGGAATTAGATTTGAAATTAAAGTATAAGCCAGCGGCATCGATTGCAATGGAAAAGGCAATTAAGTTTGTCTTCATTAATAATGATGCAGAGACAATAAGAAGGAAGATTATTCGCGACTTAATTGTCTTGAAGCGGGCTGCAACCTATCGCTATTACGATGAACAAAAAAATATTCGTTATGAGTATGTAGATCCTGTTGATTTAATTACTCCTTATAGTAAGTATGAGGATTTTCATAATATTCCGTATCAGGCTGTTTTAAAACAATATCAGATTGGAGAGTTGGCTCAAATGAATCCATCGTTTACTGAGGAGCAATTGTTTGAGATTGCAAAAACACAAGCCGGCAAAAACAATAATCCAATTTGGAGTTGGTCTAATAGTTATGAGGGGTACTACGATAATGATGGCTTAACAGCATCTCGACCTTATTACAATTTCAATATTACGGTGATGGAGTTCTTTTTTCTTTCTATTAACAAAGAAGTTCGAACTAAAAAAATAAATCCAAAGGGTGGATTTTTCTTTGATAAGAAATCGGATAAATTTACAGGCGAGGTTTCCCCCGAAACTATTGTTATAGTAGATAATGGTTCTAAGTGGGGGATAAAGGGCGAAGCCATGGAAGTCGGGAAGGCTGTGGCTAAAACTATGGTGGATGCTCAAAAGTATTTTGCAAAGATTAAGAATGATAAAAAGCAATCTTCATTAGAAGTTATAAACAAGCAGGTTCAGTATCGATATGAAGGAAAGTGGATTCCTGGAACAGAATTTATTTGGCAATATAAGATGTCAGAGAATATTGATCGAGAAAATATTTCCGGAAGTTACTCCCCGAAAACAGAATTGCCAATAGTTATTATTGCTCCCGGTATTTATGATATGGAGAATAAATCTTTGGTAGAAAGAATGATTCCTCATGAGGATCAAATCAACTTAATTAATCTGAAGACTCAGCAATTGTTAATTAAGGCTAAACCTCCGGGTGTGGCGATTGATTTGGAGGGGATGGATACCATTGTTGCTGGAATGGGAAATCCTAATAATGCAAAAATGGACGCCATTGAAATTACAAAGATGTATGAGCAAACTGGTTCATATACTTTCAGAAGTCGAGACAAGAATGGGCAGGCGATTAACGGACGAGTTATTGATCCGTTAGAGAATGGTATCGGGAAAGATTTTGCTGTGTTATTTGCTGCATATAATAATGAGTTGCAAAAGATGAATGATGTAATCGGATATAATTCTGCTGTTGATGCAAGCTCTCCCGATTCTGAGGCTTTAGTTGGTACTCAGAAGATGGCGGTTCAAGCTTCTAACAATGCATTGCGACCTATTTTTACGTATGCAAATGATTTGATTGTCCGCCAGGTTCGCAGAATTGCATTGATGATACAGGATTCTATTGCTTATAATAACGAAGCTTTTATTGGCGCCATTGGTGCGTACTCTACAGAAACGCTTAATTATGGTAAAAAGATTGCTTTTAATCAGTTTGCCATAGATATTGAAATGCTTCCTGACGATGAGGAGCGCATGCAACTTGAGGGTTTGATTAATCTTGGAATTGAGCAAGGAGTGTTGATGCCGTCTGATGTTGTTCGCGTTCGGGCTGTATTAAAGGAGGATGTAAAGTCTGCGGCTCAATTAATGGTTTTGCTTGAGGAAAAGAATCGTAAAAATGCAGAGGCTAGCAAAATGGCTGACATAGAGGCTAATGGTCAGATGCAGATGCAGTCTGCGCAAGTTGCCGCTCAGTCTAATGCTGAACTTGATAAAATTGTAACCGCAAATAAAATTGCACTAATAGAAGCTCAAAAAAATGCCGATATTGAGAAGGCTCGTTTCGAATTTGATTTGCAGATGCAGTTGCAATCACTTAAAAACAATGGGGCAGAGATTGTCGCTTATATTAATAGCGATAAGGCTACAGGTGTCCAAGAGACAATTAATGAAGGCAAGAAAGAGGTTGCGAAAATCGCTGGGCAAGTAACTTTGGCTAAGGAAACTATTGCTCATGAAGGGAAGATTAGAGAGAAAATGGTTGATCATGAAAGCAACATCCAAAGGGGATATCAGGATCACGACAGCAAGTCAGAGCAAATTGTTTTAGCTGCTAAGGTGAAGCCGAAAGAAAAGGTTCCAGCAAAAAAATAATTCGCTCTAATTTATAATCATTCTAAATAAGAATATATATTTGTAATTAGTATAAGTTAAATTTAATTAAAATTAAACAAAATGGATCCAATACAAGAAGAAATCCAAAGTGGATTAAAAGAAGCATTCAAAGGTTCGGTTGTAGACACAACCGGTTCTGAATTTAAAAATATAATTACTCCACAAGTAGAGGCGGCTCCGGTGGAAAATTCTTTGACAAATCCTGTAGTAGAAAAACCTGCAGTTGAAGTTCCGGCTGTTGAAACCCAAATTGTTGAAGCTCCGGCCGTTGAAGCGCCTGTTGTAGATGCGCCAATAATTGAAAATGCTGTATCATCAAAATCTTTTGAGGATCAGGTTGCTGAGAAGACTGGAGGAAAATTTAAAACGTGGGAAGAAATTGAATCTGTTTTAAGTGCTCCCAAGGAGGAACTTGACGAAGAGTTAAAGCATTGGCAGGACCTTAAAAACAAAGGCGTAAAGTTTGATGCAGAGTTCTTTGAATTGCAAAGTAAAGATTTCGCCAGCATGGACAATCCATTGGATATCCGAATGGAGGCAATGCGAAGACATCCGGATTATGCCGGATTGTCGGATAAGACAATTGAAATTCAATTAGATAAAAAATATAATTTAAGTGAATGGATTGACAAGGATGATACGGACTTAACCGATGAAGATATCGCCAACAGAGAGATTTTAATGCGCGATGCGTATAATGATCGAGAGTGGTTGGTTAACTTCAAAAATGAGCGAGTATTTGCTAAGACACCAGACCCAAAACAATTAGAGCAAAGAGCTGAATCGGAAAGATTGGCTCAGGAAAATTGGGAGAAGTTTGTTGACGAAGAGCTTGTTAATAAAACGTCAAAATTATCTACAAAGATAAGCGACAAGGAATCTGTTGATTTTGAGGTGTCGGATGCGGATAAGAAATATGCCGCTGATATGATGAAATCAATGACGAAAGATATTTCGGTTTTTTGGAAGCAATTTGAAGACAAGGATGGCAAAATGAATCAAAAGGCTGTGTATGATATGATTTTGTATTGGAAAAACAAGGACAATATTGTAAAGGTTGCACACCAAAATGCTGAAGCCAAGGGCAAGGAGTCTGAGGTAAAGGCTATTAAAAACATTTCTTTTGAGGCTAACCCTACACCAACTACTTCGAAGGTTGATTGGAGAGCAAAGGCTCAAGAGCAGGTCGAAAAAAATTTATAAACAACTAAAAAGAGAGTTTAGGAAACTCATAAAATTATGGCATTAGCAGTAGTACCAAGTATGGTGCAAGCGGTAACCTCCCACAATTGGGTTGGTTCGGCACAATTATATAATCTTTTAAAGCCTCAGTATGATTCTAAATTATACAAGGCATTAGGAGATCAAAACATGACAGGCTTAATGAATGAGCTTGGCGGATGGAACCCAGTTTCCGGAATCGAATACATGCACTCTGAAGAAGATTGGTTGCATGAAGTTGTTCAGTGTGATGCTGATGCAGGTGGAGCGGCAAACGCTGCAGTTGTATTAACAGTTGCTGCTGGGTATCGTTATACGTATCCTTCTGGAGCAATGTCTCCTTATTTAGTTGCAGGTGCAGTAACAGCAAATCCAACTCGTTTGCAAGATACAGTAAGATTCCCGAATGGTGTTGAAGCGCAAGTTACGGCAGTTTCTGGTAACACGTTTACTGTTACTCCAGTAGTTTTGGGGCAGTCAATTCCTGCTGTTTTAACAACTGATACATTGATTATTACCGGTAACGCTCACCAAGAAGGTACTGGTCAACCATTATCTCAGGCACGTAGAGTTAATCGTTATGTGAACAACATGCAAATCATGAAGGAATCTAACAAATCTACTGGTACTGCATTAGGTGAGGAAATTTGGGTAGAAGTTGAAGGGTTAAATGGTCAAATGGGTTACTTGTATTACTACAAGGGACAACATGACGCTTATGTTGCTTGTCGCAACTTGCGTGAGGTGTCTTTGATTACTGGTCAAAAAATCACAAACACTGTTCTTGCTACAGCTCAACCAACATTAACAAAAACTGAAGGTTTGATTCCTTTCGTACAAAACTACGGAAACACAACAAACTATAACTCTGTTACTGGTATCACAAAAGCTGATTGGCAAACAATGACAACCGATCAATTGGATAAATATCGCGGAGCGAAAGCGAATGCTGTTTATTCAGGTATTAATCTTCGCACAGGTATTGATGATTTTATCACTATCGAAATGAAGAATGGTTCTTTTGAGTATGGAACATTTGGAGCAAATCAAGCTGTGAACTTTAGTTTTGATTCTTTCAAAATTCAAGGTTACACTTACAACTTAAAAACATACGATGTATTTAATTACAAAAATATGTTAGGCGCTGCAGGTCAAGAGTATGTTGATTCAGCGGTGGTTATTCCAATGGATAAGTCAGTTCATTCATTTGGTCCGGATAACAAAAAAGAATCCGTTCCATCAATTCGTATGAATTATGTTTCTCAAGCTAAGGCTGGTGGATCATATTCTCGCGATTGGGAAGAGTGGCCAACAGGTGGTGCTAACGGAGTTTATACAAATGACGAAGATAGTTTGCAAATTAACTGGAGAAGCCACTATGGTTTCGAAGGGTTTGCGCCTGGTCGTTTTGTTTGGGTAACTCCAGCTTAGCAATAGGAAAATTAGAATCGCGCTGGGAAGGTCTCAGCGCGATTTTTTACAAGTCAGTTTAATAATTAAATTTAATTCAATTAAAAAAAATGGAAGCAGTAGCTAATAGTGTTTCAAGGAAACTTGGATCGTATGCCGATTTCAAATCAGGCAAGTATGCAAACAAAGAATTCGTCTTTGTTTTGAATCACATCAATGAAAATCCTTCTTATAAAAGTGCCAGAGGTGTTGGAAGACATTTTCCTCCATCGGTTCGTATGCCTTTGTATGATGAGATTTTTGATGCAGAAAAGGGCATTCAGCGAGTTATTCGTTATATCCCTGGAGAGAAGTCTATTTACATGGACGAGCAAACATCTGATGAAAAAATCCCTAAAAAGCCTTATTACCTTGAGTTTATTGATGGCGACAAGCGTATTGATGGGAAACAAACATTGCTGATTAAGTATTTAATGACTACAAATAAAAATGGTAGTAACTTGGAAAGAGATAAAACTGCCAAGATTAAATTTTTTACTGTTGATCCGGGACAAGGATTGCAATCTGTGATGGATGCTGACGAAATGTTATCTGAAGCACAACATTTCTGTTATAAGGGAGATTGGGATGAGGTTGCTGCGTATGCAATGGTTTGCGGAATTCCTTTGGACTCAGACCCGAGAGAGATCCGTTATGCATTGAGATTAAGAGCAACGGCTGATCCGAAAAAATTTATGGACGGATTGAAGTCTCCAAAAATGAAGCGAAAGTATTTCACGATGGAAGCCCTGAAGATGGGAATCATTGAAAAGAATATGTCTACAAATACAATTAATTGGAAAGCTGGTAATGCTATTACTCAGGCCCCGATGGGTAAAGATTTAGTTGATGATTTTGTTGATGCAACATTTACTCCAAATGGAGAGAAGGTTTGGGATGCAATTATGGGAATGATGCGTCCGGAGAAAAAAGTTCCATCGATTAAAACTGAGTTGCAAAATACTCCTTCTGAACCCGAAATGAATCAGATTGCGAGCGATTTAAAACCGGTGATTCCTCAAGTGATTGTTGCAGATGTTTCTGATGAAGACCTATCTCGATATATTGAGTCTGGAGTAACAAAAGGTGTGATTATTTTTTCTAAGCCATTTTGGTATAAGTATAATGAGAAAAATCACAAATTGCCGGATTTAATGATGGAATTGAAGACGAATCCTGTTTTATTGGCAAAACTAAAGTCTGAAATTTTTTAATAAATAATTTCTTAATCAAAATCCTCTCAATTAATTTTGGGAGGATTTTTTATTTCGTGTAACTTTTTGTATATCTTTGCGTAAAACATATCAAAATTGATATACTATGAAGAATTTAATTTTTTTATTTTTGCTTGTAACATCAAGGATTTTAGGGCAAAGCCATCAAGAACAAATTCTGAAATTTGTGGACGAAAATAAAGGGAAGAAGATTGGAAGCGGGTTGTGTTATGAACTTGTTCAGTCTGCCATAAGAACGTATAATGTAGACTATGATGGTAGCTGTGCTGAAAAAAATAAATATGGGAAAGAGGTTAAGTTGAAAGATATTCGGCCTGGAGATATTTGTAGAATGACAGGTGGAACAAAGCGTAAGGTTAGCCATGTTTGTATTGTTTATAAGATTGTAGGTGATAAAATTTATGTTGCCGAGCAAAATACTAATGGTAGCCTGAAGGATAGTGTTGTAGAGGTTAATCCAATGAATTATGAGTGGCACGAAGAATATTATGGTAAAATAAAGTACAGTTTTTATCGTCAATAGTTATTATTTTATATATTTGTAAAAATAAAAAACCATGGCAACTTTATCAATGAATGGTGGTGATCCCATCAAAAAAAAGAAAAAAGATTCAGGAGTAGCGGATTGTACCGATGGGAAGTGTGGTCCAACCACAAGAGGTAAGATGTCTCTTTCTAAATTTAATCCTACTAAGAAGCGTTATAGTATTGGAACGGTTAAAAAGGAGCGAGATGAAAAGGTGGAAAAGCCTTCCGGTGGGTTGCATCAAAACATGCGGGATCTTGGGGGGAATCCCGGGGATACTCGAATATACACAAAAAATTCATCGACCGGTACGACTGATGCGGATGTGGCAAAGGGACGAGTTTTTAATTTGGAGACGAGAAAGCAGAAGAAAAATTTAAGAATGAGTAAGTAATGGATAGGACTCCAACTGGTGTTATACGGAAAATTGTTATTGGCCTTAATCCAAAAGATGAAGGCTTAGCTTTTTCTGTTGGACAAAGGTTTGGAGACAAAACTATTACGGATATTGTAGAGGACTTAAATCAGTTTCATCTTTTTGGGTGTGCTAGATTTTTGATTTACGCAAAAATTTCGGGAGAGAGTGTGACTGTTTTGTGGAAGGCTTTTGAGCGTGTTCCTGTTACATTAGAATACGATTTGTATAGTAAAGAGACGTTAGTGTAGTTTAATTAAACAAAGTGAAATTAATAAAAGATTTATTCTTGATCCGTGCGGATAGGGATTCTAAACGAGTTACACCTATTACCGGACACAATGGAGAGCCGTTATCTATGGATACGGATTTTGATCCATATCGTCATGCAACACAAGTCGGTGTTGTTGCGTATCCCTCACTAGTAATTGATTCTGAGTATTTGAATGACAATCCTGTTAAAATGGGAGATGTTGTTTTGTTTCATCATTTCGTGTGTCAAGATGATAATTCTTTGATGTACAACAATGAACTTCTTTATCGTTGTGAGTATTTTCACTTGTTTGCAAAAATCGTTAATACTAAATTGGAGCCATTAGAAGATTTTATATTTGTAGAGCCAATCCTTGAGCCGGAGTCTAACCTTGTAGGTGAATCCGGATTGATTTTAAAGTCTAACAGAGGGTTCCTTGATAATGTTGGTAAAGTGTTTGCTTTGTCAAAGGCTGCTAAAAAAGGTGGATTAAGAATGGGTGATGTTGTTTTTTTTACAAATAATGCTGATTATGATATAAATATTTCCGGGAAAGAATTGTATAGAATGAGGCTTCGGAATATTATTGGTATAGAGCGAAGCGGGAAATTATCTTGTTTATCAAACAAGATGCTTGTTCGTGATATTACGGAAGAAGAAAGAAGTGGTGGGCTTATTTATCGGGTAAATGAGCGCGAGCGAATTGGTGTAGTTTGTAATATTGGGGAAAGCATAAAAGGGGTAGCCATTGGCGAAAAGGTGAGTTATTTTAACGGGTTAGCAAGTAAGCTTAGATATGATGGAATTGATTATTCTTTTTTAACAACAGATGAAATAAATTATAAATACTTATGAAAATAAAACCAATAGAGGATCGAGTTTTGATCGAGCAAGATGCTTGTGAGGAAACAACAGAGTTGGGATTAATCCTCCCTGATTCAGCAAAAGAAAAGCCATTAACCGGTAAAGTTGTTGCGATTGGCGACAAGGTCCGCCTTACATGTGTTGGTGATGCAGTAATGTTTGGCCGTGGTCGCGGAACCGAAGTTTTTATAAAAGGAAATCCATTTTGGATAATGCGAGAAGGAGATATGTTTTTAATTTTAAATAACTAAAACTAACTATGAAAAAACAATTATTTGGTGAAGATGCAAGAAAGCATCTAAAGAATGGAGTAGATATTGTAGCGGACTCTGTAAAGGTTACGCTTGGCCCGTCCGGGAGAAATGTAATTATTAGTGAGGCGCATGGAGGAAGTCCTTCAGTGACAAAGGATGGTGTTTCTGTGGCAGACTCTATTGTTGTTGAGGATCCGTTTGACAATGTTGGGGTTGAACTTATAAAAAAAGTTGCTGTAAAAACCGTTATGGATGCCGGAGATGGCACAACAACTGCGACCGTTCTTGCTCAGGCTATCGTTTCCGGAGGGTTGAAGATGGTTGCTGCTGGTTCAAAGCCTATGGATTTGAAGCGCGGAATGGATAAGGCTGTTTGTGTTGTTGTGAATAAGATAAAATCCATTTCAAAAAAAATTGATGGAGATTCGGAGAAGATTCGAAATGTTGCTACTATTTCTGCTAACAATGACTCTGAAATTGGAGACTTGATCGCATCTGCCTTTGAAAAAATTGGTGATAGCGGAGTTATCGATGTAGAGGATTCTGCAACCGCTGAGACTACAATTCGCGTTGTTGAGGGGATGCAAATTGACAAGGGTTATTTGTCAAAGTATTTTGTGACAGATTCATCAAAAATGGAGGTCGTGCAGGAGGATGTGTTGGTTGTTGTAACTGATTATGATATTACTTTGGCAAAAGAGATTACTCCTTTGTTAGAAAAGCTGATTCCTATGGGTAAGCCTATTTTAATTGTTTGTAGCGATCTATCGCAGGAGGCTTTGTCTTTTATAACGATGAATAAATTGAAGGGTGGATTAAGGATTTCTGCTATAAAACCATCTTCAGCTTATCGTGCTGAGGCGCTTTCTGATATTGCCGTATTGACTGGAGCGACCGTTATCTCTGATTCATTGGGGATTAAATTAGACAAGGCAGATGCATTGATGGTTGGAAGATGCGGAAAGGTTGTTTCTACTGAGCATACAACAAATTTTATTGACGGAAAGGGAAACTCAGAAAAAATTGAATTGCGTCAATCTGAGGTAAAAGCATTGCTTGGTAACGCAAAGCTTCCATTTGATGTAGAAAGATTAAAAAAGCGGTTGGCGAGATTATCCGGAGGAGTTGCGATTATGTCTGTTGGTGCTTCTACAGATGTTGAGATGAATGAAAAAAAGGATAGGGTAGATGATGCTATTCGTGCAACTCGTTCTGCTATTGAGGAGGGGATTGTTGCCGGTGGTGGCGCTTGTTTGTTATCATGTATGAATGAAATTGATTCGATTGATTTTGTTAATGAAGACGAAAAGATTGGAGGAACAATTATTCGAGATGCGATGCGTGCTCCATTGAGACAGATCTTGTCAAATTGTGGAATTTCAGATGATACCATTTTAAGCAAGATTCAGAGTGGCGATTCAATTGGGTATAATGCAAAGACGATGAAACACGAAGATTTGTTTGCTTCTGGGGTTATTGATCCAGCGAAGGTTGTTCGTGTAGCTTTGGAGAATGCATGCAGTATTGCAGGGATGATTATTACAAGCGAGTGCCTGAATGCTGAGATTCATAAAAAAGCGCAAGGACTTTAAAATAATTTGCATCTAATTTATAATCATTCTAAATAAATTAATAGATTTGTCTTATAAACTTAATCTATAAAAATCATGGCTGTTCAAGCATCAAAATCAATATCGCTAACTGATTTAGCAACTGGAGCAACTTTTAAGTTGTCTGCTGATTCTATCTTAAATTTCACCGCAATTAATTCTGGCGCTGATACTCAATTAACTTACCTTGATAATCGCGATAATATTGTCGTTCGAGAAGTAGGTGAGGCTGTTGCCACAATCAATACGGCTGCTGCAAGAACTCAAGCCGTGACTCTTGCGGATGCAAATTCAACCGTTATTTATTTGCATAGCGATAAAATGATTTTCGTGGATGATTTAGGTTCAACTACTCAGATTCTTTACAATGGATACACTAATTATCCTGTAAAATATATTGTAACCGAAAACGCCTCAGATATTAATACTGCTGCAGGAAACACATTTGCTATCACAATGCAACAAGATTCAGCGACTCGATACATTAACAATTTGTATATTGATTCTGTTGTTGCTGAACCGGTAACAGATGATGCTGAGATTACGTTTACAACAAATGTGAAAACAGGAACCGGAGTCGTTACCGCTGGAGGGTCTGGGTATACTGCTGCAACTGTTGCGATTACTGGTGGTGGAGGAACGGGAGCAACGGCAACAGCCTCTTTAACAGCAGACGCTGTAACTTCAATTACAATTACTGCAAATGGAACGGGGTACACCTCTATGCCAACGGTTACAATTAGTGGAGATGGCACAGGCGCTACTGGTACGATTAAGATGAAAGTTGAGGCTTTGACAATTACTGATCCTGGGGCAAACTATAATGTTGCTCCTACTTTAACGTTTAGTGCAGGTGTTGTTTTGGCAACAGCAACCGCTTCTATTACTCCTTCTACAGGCGAGGTAACAGGAACAGCAATTACAAATGCAGGAGAGTATGTGTCAAGTGCTGCTTACCCAACACTCACATTAAGCGGTGGGGCTGGATGCAACATTCTTTATAATGCTCAGGGGACTGCTCTTCAGGCGTTGCAAGTTGCTCAAACAGCAGCTCAAATTCAAACGGCAATTAATGCGCTTTAGTTCATAGTTATAGTTAGTTTTTTTAAGGTTAGAAGAGAGATGTAAAAAGTCTCTCTTTTTTTATTATATTTGTCAAAGTTTAATTAAACAGATTATGGAAAAACCACCTATTAAGGACAAGGCTGTATTGGCTTATGTCGAATATCTTGAATCTCAATTAAAAAAGTATACATCCAGTCCTTATTGCGACCCTTATATTACATTAAAGATGATCGTGGATAGTGGGAATAAAAAAATTCGTGCACTGGATGTTGATTTTATGGCAGATGATGCGGATAAAATTATGACATCGATTGAAAAGTTTGCAACAAAACAGAAAACGTGGGCTGAGCAACTTGAGTTTTTTAGAAATAAAATGACTCCAATGGAGCGAAAGGATGTCGATAAGCAGATGGCTGAAAATGCCGGAATAGCAGAACGAATTGCTTTATCTGAAAAGAAATAATAATGGAAGTAGAATTATATGAAGGACTTATTTTTAAGGTTCCGGCTCCTCCCAAAAAGGAGCAAATTCTTAATTGGAACAAGCCTAAAAAGGAGCAAAAATGGACAAGAACAGAGTTTCCAGAAAACTACGATTATTTATCACAAGAGGAGAAGGATGAGTTTGCGTTCGAAGAAAACCGGAAGTGTCGGGATGGAATTCACTTTTACAATAATGGGGTTATAACGTATATTACTGGAGACCATTACCATTATTGTAATTGGTTTAAAATAGACTCAGGATATCCTGAATATCGAGATAGAGATAGGCGATGGTTTTATCATTGGTGGATGTGCGACAACGATATTGATTGTGTTGGTCAAGATTATGGGAAGCTTCGAAGAGATGGGTATTCTTATCGAGTGGATTCAGTTATTCTAAACCGGGCAAGAAAAACATTTGACTCAAATTATGGTATTGTGTCAAAAACCGGAGACGATGCCAAGGAAATGTTTTCTAAGTTAATTCATGGTTTTATAAATTATCCTCCATTTTTTAAGCCACAGGTAAAGTCTGCCGAAGATGTTCAGAAGGTTTTAGAGTTTAAGACTCCTCAACAGAAAATCACAATGAAAACTCGCGTTACCAAGAAAGAAGTGAGTTTGGGAACTAAGATTGATTATCGAGCGACAGGGGAGAATACTTACGATGGTATGAAACTTAAAATATTGGCAGCCGATGAGGCCGGGAAATGGGAATCAGCCAATGTGGAGAAGTGGTTTAATATTGCAAAAACTTGTGTTACGCTTGGAGGTAAGATTATCGGAAAAATGTTTTTTGGATCGACAGTGAACGAGTCGTTAAAAGGTGGGGCTAATTTTAAGGCCATTTGGAACCGGTCAAGCATTCTCGAGAAAACAGCCAATGGTAGAACTAAAAGTGGATTGTGGAGATATTTTGTTCCGGCATACGATGGACTCGAGAGTTTTATAGATGAATACGGGATGAGTGTTATTGATACTCCTTCCGAACCAATTATGGGGATAGATGGGTGTTGGATAAAAATTGGTGCACGCGAATATTTAGAGAATGAAAGGAAGGCAAAAAAGGATGAGGGCGATATTGTTGGTTACTATGAAGAACTTCGCCAAAGGCCTTTCACTGAAGCAGAAATGTTTATGGATCCAGCAAACGAGAGAACCGTTTTTGATTTGGATAAGATTTATGCTCAAATTGAACACAATTTGAATAATACTAAAAATCATTTAAGAAGAGGGAACTTTGTATGGAAGGGAGGGCAACGAGATACGGAGGTTGTTTTTGAGGATGATGTTAATGGAAAGTGGCTTGTGTATTGGATGCCAAGAGTTGAGGACCGGAACAAGTCTACAACTAAGTATGGACAAAAAGCACCAGCAAATACACACGAAGGAGTGTTTTCAACCGATCCAATTGATCACAAATATACCTCTTCAAATAAGCGATCTAAGGCTGCGTCTCATGGGTTCCGGAAGTTAAGCATAATTGATGGACATATGTCGAACATTTTTGTTACTCAATATTGGGGGCGTCCTGCAGATCCTTCTATTTTTTATGAAGACATGCTGATGCAATGTGTCTTTTATGGGTGGGAGATTTTGGGTGAATCAAATAAGCCTGGATGCATAAATCACTTTAGAAATCGTGGGTATGAAAATTATTTAATGGACAGGCCTGCTTTTACTCATTCTGATTATTCGGAAAAGAATCAAAAAGAGAAATGGATTCCTAATACTGGACAGGTTGATAGTGGGATTAGAAGGATGTTAGTAGAACACATGCAGTCTTACGTTTATCAGAATATTGGGGTAAACACCGAAACTGGTAAAATGGGTTGTTGTATGTTTGATGATACATTAACTGATTGGGCAAGTTTTGATGTAGAAAATTGGACGGATTACGATTTAACTGTATCTGCGATGTATGCTATTATTGGATCAAAATCTTATGTGGCTCCGGAAAGGGTTTTTACTCCAATAAATTTTTTCAAGAAATATGATAATCGTGGGATGGAAAGTAGGGAGATAAAATAGTTTCTAATTTATAATCATTCTAAATTAGTGATTATATTTGGGGAAAATAATCATATCTCATGGCAACAATATCGTTTAATACTACATTCGATTTAACAGGAACCCCTAAAATATTTACACTTGAAGATACTGCTGATTATGTTGGACAAGGGATTGCTTTGGCCGATGTTAATGGGGTTTTCAATATTACGTCTCCAAGCGGGATTGTTATTTATAACAACACTGATTATTCAAATGGAGGGTGTGATGTACGAAATAGTGTTTCAAGAGAAAACCAGCAAGTAATTCAGTTGCCATTGGCTGCTGATGGATTCCCAGAGGTTGGTGCCTATACAATCGTTTATTCTGTATACGATAGCAACTTAACTGTTTATTCTACTGTAACAAATACGTATACGTATGAATATGTATCACCGGAAGTTGCAATTACGCAGACGGTTGATTGCGTTTCTCCGTTATTTACATCTACGGATGCGACAAATTATGTTGTTAATTCAACGTCTCCAACATCTATTGTTAGACAACATTTATTGCAATTCCCTTTGGGGTCTGGATTGTCAACGTTAACTTCTGCATCTTCTGTTATAACGGCCGGATTTGAGGGGTTTGCAAATGGAACGCAATCCACTCAAATAACATCTACTCTTACTTATGTGTTTAGCGATGAATTAATTATACTGGATACAGTTACTGCAGCCCAGGAGGTTGTCGTTGATTGCACATATATTTGTGCTGTTTATTGTGGATTAAGAAGCATTGAGCAACAAATGGTTGCAGCTCAATGCAATCCATCCGAATATAGTAGGCTTCAAATGTTGTTTGCTCAGTTGATGGCATTGGCTCAATTGGCTAAGTTGGCTATTGAGTGTGGAAAACCTACAGATGTAACTGGTTATTTAGATAGGATGCGAGAAATTGGGAACTTTACCGATGATTGTTCTTGTGGTAGTTCTGAAGCTGGATTAGTTACAGGATTAGGTGGCGCAGGAAACACAACTGTTGTTGAAAGTGGTGATTCAGTTGTAATTGTAACACCAGTAACGGTTGGAACAACGACTACTTATACAGTGACTTTGAGTACTGGATTTATTGCTTCAGTTACTGGTCATTATAATACTGTTGTGGCTGCCGGAACAAATATTACATCTATTGCTGATAGCGGGATTGTTGCCGGTGTAAGAACATTTACGGTGAATGCGGCAACTCAAACTATTGCAATTCCGCCAATTGTTCTAAGTAACAACTTAACTTCTGTAAGTACTTCTGGGGCCGGTACAGATCCGTTAATGACTTACACTATTCCTGCAGATACCTTGGCAACGAATGGTGATGTAATAGAGATTGATGCATCATATGTTATGAGTGCAACAACACAGGACAAGAACATTTCCTTCACTTTAGGTGGTTCAAATTTTATTACAAAGCTTACTCCATCTCCTGCGTCAAATACTATTTTATTGCCTCCGGACACAAAATATTGCAAGGTTAAAATTGCAATTACTAGAATTTCATTACTTGCAGTTTACATCACTATTGATACTATGACATCAAGTAATAATTATACTCGATTAAGTGGTTATAATTTTGATGAGGGGACTGGCGCAGGTTTTGCGGTTGCAGACTTGTCTGTTAACCCTTTAGTTTTTGCTTGTTTTGGGACAAATTATGATGCTACATCAAACACTGAAACAATTACTCAAAATCAATTAATGGTTAAATATTTTGAAAAATAATCGTCATGGCAATTAACAAAACATATAAAAATATTACAATTACTGCAGCTGGTTTAACTGAGTCTTATTCGGTAAATGATGGCGTGATGGTGTATAACATTATTCCTGATGGTGGCGCTGTTGTGCTTGCCGGTAATGTAGCATTAACATCAACAGGAACCCCACAGGTTCAGTGCACTTACATTTTCTGCTTCATGGGAGGCTTTACTTTAGGTGCAAATACATTTTCTGTGTTTGGAACAACATTAAATGCTGCTCAATGCTTGTATGAGCAAAAAATTACTTGCGTTTACAATGGTACTACGTGGGATGTAAGTATCTGTTCTGATTTCTCAGATGGGAACGTTGATATTAACGGAGCCGATATCATTGCCGGATCTATTTTAAATGCTTCTTTATATGGAGAAATTGCATTAACAAAGCTTTTGCCTACAGGTACGAGAGGGCAAGTAATTAGAACTGGATTGAATGGTGCGATTGAGGCGGCAAATGCTGCAAATGCCACTGCTGTTTTGGGTGGCGATGGAACGGATGTTTTACAGCAAATCGTAGCAGGGGACTTAACAAAGAGTGGCGCTAATTGGACTATTGCAAATGATGCAGTTACTACGGTTAAAATTTTAGATGCAAATGTAACTCCTGCAAAATTAACAACTGAATTAAAAACAGAAGTGTTAATAATCCCATGTTCATTTGAATCCGGAGAAACCGGAGCGCTAACATATATAATTCCTTTTGCTTGTTCGGTTACAGCTATTAGAGCTGTTGCATCAAAAACAATAGCAGGAACTGATGCTGCAACAGTTGTTTTAAAAGATAACAGTGGAACAACTATGACTGTTACAACTCCTATTTCTTTTGCTGCGTCAGATGCTTTTGGTACAGCTTATTCAAGTGCCGTTACTGCTAACAACACGTTTACTGCTGGACAGGTGCTTACAGTGTTAACTGCAAAAACGACTTCCGGAGGGAGAGCCAATTTATCATTAACAGTTTTACGATCATAATAGATGTCGGTAAACATAAATACATTCAAAGTTTTCGTAGAGTTTGTGTCAAATAAGGCCCAGAGTGGGAATACTGTTTCTCCATCTCAGTTTAATGTGATTGCAAACCGGGCGCAAATGCAATTGTTTGAAAAAGATTTTCAGACATTTTTGGCTACAGGAAGTGTTAGTGAGTTTTTGAAAACATTTTTAAAGAATTCAACAACATCTGTTCCTGTAACTGGGTTGTTGCCGTATCCTTCTGATTGGGAGCATGCTTCGTCTATCCGGTCTTATTATGTTCGTGCTGGAGGGTTATCTACAGAGATTCCTGTTATTGAAGTTAAAAATTCTTCATGGGGAGCGATTTCTACTTCTCAGTTGCAGGTGCCATCTAAAAGATTCCCAAAGTATTCAGAGTTTGGGAATGGAATAAGATTTCTTCCAAAAACTATTGGAACTATTATGTTGGATTACTTCAAGACTCCAACTTCTCCTGTTTGGGGATTTACAACGGTTTCAGGAAGACCGGTATATGATGCATCTTCAAGTACTGATTTTGAGTGGGACGGATTTAGTTTGAACAATGTTGCCTCGATGTATTTATCTTTAATTGGAGTCAATTTAAAGGATGGAGAGCTGTCTCAGTTTTCTGAGGCATATAAACAACAAACAAATAGCACATTTTAATGGCAACATCAATATTTATGCTCGCTGAAAAGGCGAGAGACATTTTAGGAAAAGGGGATATACAGGCAATAATATCTGCTTGTGTTGATTCTTATGCTGTTGTTGTAAAGCAAAGTTGGTATGAGAATAAGCAGGATGGGATAAATGAAGTTGATGGGGTATTTCAGTACACGTTTAAAAATATTGTTCCGGAGGTTGATTTAGATACAGATTTCTATTACATTGTGATTCCAAGTTCTTATGTTAGATTGCCTCATGAAGCGGGTATAAATGCGGTTTCGTTTATGAAGCAACAAGATAAGCCTTTTGTTAGAATAAATAGTGGATCAGTTGGTATTTGGGCAAATTTAAAAGCAAATATTATGGGTGGTGCTCAGACGTATTATGTTGAAGGGATTAGAATGTATTTTCCAAAAATGACAAGTGTTTCAAATGGAAATATTTTATTAAAATTAGCAATTGCACTTGATGCCGTAGATGTTGAAGAGGTGTTAAATATTCCTCCTGACATGGCATCTGCAATTGTAGACATGGTTGTAGCAAAGTACCAACCAAAACCGGAAGTTAAACCTGATACCTTACAATAATGAGTTATTTATTAAAGGATATTGTAAATGAATTATTAATTGAACTCGGAGAAGGTCAATCGAATAAGTATGCTCGATTTTATCAATTAGGTGTTGCTTGTTTGCGAGAGCAAAATATGGATTTATCCGGTGTGCCACAAGTTGCACAATTGACGATTAACTCAAACGACACAGTTGATTTGCCTTGTGGATTTATAAATTACACTCGTATCGCTTTATGTGGAAGAGATGGGCAGTTACACTCTCTTGGGCGCAATGATAATTTGTGTTTAGATAAAATGTATGACGATTGTGGAAATCCTATTTCTCATGAAAGTTCAACTGGCCAAGATGCTACATTGTCTGGCGGGATTATTTCAACTGATTACTTAGATGATAATATTCGTAATGGAGAGTTGATGGGGAGATTTTTTGGGATTGGTGGTGGAAATAATGCCAATGGATATTATAGATTTGATATGAATTCCTCTCAAATATTATTGTCTTCTTTCCCTGTTGGCACCTCCTATATCGTTTTGGAGTATTTGACAGACATAGAGGCGTCTGGAGATGATTTTGTGGTTCATCCTTTTCTGATTGAAACTGTAAAAAACTGGATGTATTGGAAGTATATTGCTCGAGACAGAAATCGTAACGCAAATGAGAAAGAGATGGCAATGATTGATTTTCAGAAGGCAGAAAGAATTTCTAGGATAAGATTCAATTCAAGAACAGCAGACGAGTGGTTATCGGCATTTCGCCATGGTAATCAAGCTGCTGTAAAGTGGTAAAATATGCAACAAAAAATTATATTTACATTAGGAATGGATTCGGATAATTCTCCCGAGTCAGACAAGATGCAAATTCCTGGTAAGGCAAGGCATCGAGTGAATGTGCGTGTTTTGTCTTCAGATAATGATGAAACAGGAGCAATTGAAACAATGCTTGGAAACTCGCTTGTTTCTTATTCGTTGCCTGCTGGGAATAATGTTGTAATTGGCTCTAAGGAGGATATTAAAACAAAAAAAATATACTATTTTGTTTTTAATGATGTGTTGGCTCATTCTATTCTTGAGTATAATTACGCAACAAATATTATTTCTCTTGTTTTAAGAGAGGCTGTTTCTGCGCCATACTATTTGAATTTTAGTTCTGATTTTTTAATTACAGGGATTAATGTTGTTGAACTTGATTCAGAAAATCATTTATTGTATTGGACCGACAATTATGTTAATCCTGGGGATGAAAATGATTATAATGAGCCAAAGAAGGTAAACATTGAAAAGGCGAAATTGCATTCAGCCGGAGATTACATTAATGGTTATCCGGCTCCTTTTGAACCAAGGTTTATTACTCGCGTAAAGCAACCTCCTTCATCGTCTCCAACTTATGTTTGGAGCACTGATTCGGATCAGAAAATAAATTATTTATTTAAAAAGCTTTTTCAGTTTAAAGTTCAGTTTGTTTATGATGATAATGAGGTAAGCGCTTGGTCGCCAATTAGTAGGTATGAATTCCCTTCGACTGTAAATGCCGGAGGGAGCGGGGAGGATTTCAATATTCAGGATAATAAAATTACGCTAACTGTTCCAACTGGTAGTGGTATTGTAAAAAGAATAAGGATTGCTGGAAAGCAGTTAGGATTAACAGATTTTTCTTTAATTGCTGACTTTTCAAAAGATGCCTTGGGTATTTCATCTGATTCTACTTATGATTTTCCATTTTATAATGACGGCAACTATGTTCAATTGGAAATCAATGAAAGTATCCGATTGTTTGATTGGGTTCCGCTAAGAAGTCAGGCTCAAGAAATAATTGCTGGTCAGAGAATTGTAGATGGATTAATTACTGAAAATTTTGATCCTGTGCACGTTGACATGAGATTGCCGATTACTTTTGAAGAATTTACTCCTCCTTCAAATAATTTCTTTGTTGACAAGACTTTTTTAAAGTCGGGGGGTGTTTATGATTGTGGTATGGTTTATTATGATGAATGGGGAAATAGAAGCGGATTAACAAATACTGTAAAGGGAAAGTCTACAGAATATACTGGAAGTGTATTTGGTACAACATTATATGTCCCATTTGTTACAGATCCACTTTATGATGCTCCGCATGGAAGTCCCAATGAGGACATGAAGTATGTTCCAGAGGTTACGGCCGAGTTGTACCATGCGCCTCCAAGTTGGGCAAAAAGATATCAAATATTGAGAAGTACAAATAAGTCTATGGGTAGATATTTTCAGTTTGTTGCCCAAGAGATTAGGTACACTGACATCAATGGGGCGGTTGTTGCTCCAGCTCTTGCTGTTTATTGCACTCTTGATTTAGGGAGCATTATAGGCAGGTATCTTTATGAAAATGGAGACTCAAAGCTTGTGTATGACTATGCTGATGGCGATAGAATTAGGTTTATTGCTAATCCTGCCTATACTTCAACTTCTCCTTATTTGCCAACGGCTGTTACCGGAATAGATTCATTTTTTTCATTTAATGATACAGAGATATTATCTTGGGATAGTGGAACCCAGGTTTTGAACATTAGAATAAATCCATCACTTCCAACTGTACCATTGAATTTATTGCCTGGATGTCTATTTGAAATTTATCAACCGGCAGAAAGCGTAATAAATGATAACGAATTGATGTATGAAATTGCAGAAGAGGGGGATATTGTAGCAGATCAGTATGGAAACTTAGTTCATAGCGGTAGCACAATTAATCAAATGTTTGTCCCTCTTACATCGTCTTCTTATGTGGGGGCTGTTTATACATGTGTAGTTCCTTTGGGTCACGGACTAAATGTTGGGGAGAATGTGAAGTTTTATAATGGATTATTTAGTGTGTATGGTGTTGTTTCTGCAATAGGGGCAACCGCTGTAAGTATCGATACAGCAGGATTTACATTGGTTGGAATTCCTAACTCTGGTCCTGGGACTATTGTTCGAGCATCAGAGACAGTTCTTTCGAGTGGAGATTGTTTTAGAAGATTATGCGATATGCCATATCTTATAACTGGATTTGTTAGTGTTTATCGATTATATTCTTATATTGAGGCATCAAGCGCAAGTTATTTGTTTACATCAAATGCTGCGGATTATGGGCGAGTAAATCGAATTGATCCCGAAATTAAAAGGGTGACTCGTCCGAGCACAGTTTATTATTCTGAAAACTTTATTCCGGAAACTGGTATAAATGGGCTTAGTACTGTTTATGATGAAAATTACCAAACATATTCTCAGGCTTACGGAGGGATTTATAAATTAAGAACAAAGGACATTGGACTCATCATGATGCAGGAGTTGAAAATTAGCATGATTCCTGTTGGGCGAATTATTTATAATGACTTGTCGCTTCAGAGTACTGTTGGTGCATCTTCTGCTGTATTGTCTCCTGAAACCTCTCCTTATGCAGGAGAAATAGGAATTGGCAGAAATCCTGAATCACATGCAGAATACAATAATGTTGATTATGGTATAGATGTTAATCGTGGAATTGTTTGGAGATTATCTAATGATGGATTAACTCCTATTTCGGATGTGGGTGATATGCATAATTTCTTTTCGGATAAATGTAATGCTTATTTGAATGCAAATCAGTATCCTCGTGTTTATGGAGTTTATGATATAAAGTTTAATGAATATGTTGTAGCCTTTGAGCGAATGATTCAGGGAGAGTTGTTGCCAACTATTGAGGCTGAAACATTGGCTTGGAATGAAAAATATAATCAATGGAGTGCGTTTTATACGTTTCATCCGGAAGGGATGTGTCCATCAAATACCGGGTTTGTTTCTTTTAAGGATGGCGGATTGTGGAAGCATAACGAAAATGTTGTTTATGGAAGTTTTTATGGGTCGGTTGGGGAGCCTGAATTTTGGGTATATTGCAATGCTAATCCTTCAAATGTAAAAATTTTAACAGCAATATCTGAGGAGACCAACTCTGCGTGGGAAGTTTATTCGATAACAACCCCGAATGGTCAAGAAAGTAGTTTGATCATAAGTGATTTCGATGAAAAAGAGAATAATCAGTATGCGGGTGTTTTAAGGGATGCAAATACTCCAAATGTTTTATTGCCATTGATTGAAGGCGATGTTATGCGAGATAGAACATTCTTGTTAAAATTTAGATATACTGGAACTGATTACAATAAAATAAATGCTGTTAATTTTTATTATATCGGAAGTAATTTAAGTAATAAGAATTAATTTTATATATTTGCAAGTATGGAATCACTATTAATTTTCATATTATCTTCTGCTGGATTATCTTGGATTGTAACCCGAAGTAAAGTTTTCAAGGGTACGAGAGAAAAGATTTCATTTAAGAAACAGGTTTATGAGATTGCTGTGGTTGACAAAAACACGTTTTTCAGAAACTTAAAAATGAATGTATTTTTGTTTCTTGAGAATGTAACAAATTGTTTTGGGTGTTTCGGATTTTGGGCAGGAATCATTTGCTATTTATTACAAAAATGTAATTGTGAAATATTGCTTTTTGCATTTATTGGTGCTATTGCAAGCCTTTTATTAATTGGATTGTTTAACTTTTTAGATAAAAAATAAGATGGCTGATATGACAAATCAGATTTCAAATTGGGCAGGTGGAGGAGCGTCTACGACTCTTGGTGCTGTTCAGTTAGCGTATGGGTTGTATAAGCAAAAGAGAAATAAGCGACCTACGTATGAAATCCCTCAAGAGATACAACAAAACTTAAATCAAGCTCAGCAAATGGCTTTACAGGGAATTCCTGAAGAGCAAAAGCAACAATATTTAACCAACCTTCAGCGTGGGTCCGCTCAGGCGTTAGCGTCAAGTGGAAGCCGAAGAGGTGGTCTTGCTGGCATTGCCGGAATTAATCAGCAACAAAATGATGCCTATGGCAACCTTATGTCAATGGATGCTCAGGCAAGAGCGCAAAATCAAGGTATATTGATGGGTCAACGTCAAACGATGGCTGATTATAGAGACCAAGCATTTCAGATAAACAAATCAAATCCTTACTATGAGCAAACTGCTCAGAACAATGCAATGATTGGCGCTGGGATGCAGAATATGTCTCAAGGATTTCAGGCCGGTAATACAGGTGGAAGTGGTGGATATGAAAATTCTGGCGGAAAGCAACAACAAGGACAACAAGTGAATCCGGCTTCTGGAAATCAATACTTTACTCCAAACAAGTATAGTATGACTGGAATGAATAACTACAATCCAAATTCTCAAGAAGGCGCATTAATTAACGATAATCCAACGAATTCATACGGATATGTATAGAGTAGATACCGGACAGGCAAGAACGGATTTATACGGCATAAATAAAGGTGCTGCTCAGGTATTGGATTTATCTCCATTGCGCGAGGCTGCTATGGCTGAGCAAGACCGTAATTTCGCTGAGCAACAACTTAAATCAAAGCAAGAGCAAGCTCGCGAGGAGGATATTATGACGAACCTGTCCGCAATGGGTAAGGTTGCCATAATGCCAAAAGACAGAGAATTGATTGCCGGAAAGTCAAAAGCGGTGAGAGACTTTGTTGTTCAAAACATTGATGGATTAAAAAAGGGAGACGCCAATTTAATGATGCAATATCAAAACTTGGCGGGAGACCTTTCTACATCGGCAGAGCAATCAAAAAACTTCCGCGAGGCATGGGAGCAAAGAGGGTTGAATTTAGCAAAGGAATCGGATGCTTATGACGAAGACGTTATTCAAAGTCATTTGTCAAGAGCGGCTACTGAAGATGCCGGGAATTGGAATATTGACGACTCTATTTATAGAAAGAACATTAATTATTTAGACCGCGTGACGGGTGATTTATCTCAGTTTGCTCAAAGGCAAGCGAAGGAAACTCCATACGGGAAAACATATTCTTTAAAGGATGCTGAGGAGTTAATTGCTTCCGACTTGGAAGATCCGCAAAATTTCAGACAAGCGACTCGCGATTACGAAAAGGCGCAAGATAAACTTGGGGCAAAATCTGCGGTGGAGTACTATCAACGTAAATACGCTCCGAAATTGGTAATTAAAGATACCAAAGCTGGTCCGCAATCTCAAGGTGATGGAAACACAACTAAGAGACCTGCAGTAGCAAGTGTTGTTACTAAAGATAAGAGCGGGAATACTACTGCTACAATAAACTTTACGGATAAGCCTGACAATCCTTATTTAACTATTGAGAATCCTGGTAAGCGAGGAGAGACAATGGAGTTACGTCCTATGTCGATTGTTAGAAAACCGGATGGGAAGATTGTGTTAAAAGCATCTACTAAGGCAACCGGAGAAGGCGATAATCGCGTGGAAGGAAAGATAATGGAAGTTGATTATACGGATGTGGCAGAGGTGATGAATAATACATTTGGGATAGATAATCCTGTTTCTTTATTGGAAGGAAATGCTCCTGAGCACGTTTCTGTAAAGAAGTATGACATTGATACAAAAACAAAACCATTAGCTCCTGCAGATTTTAATGCTAAGTGGGCGAAATTAAAGAAGGGCGAATCGTTGGTAGGTCCTGATGGTAAAACTTATATTAAGAAATAATGGCTCAAGATTGGACACCTCCTGCGGACGCAGAGTTATCGGAAGAAAATACGGGATGGACACCTCCTGCAGATGCAACCCAAGTAGATGAGGTTGCAAAAAAAAAATCCACTATTACCATTGAAATCGGAAGATGGTACTTCCGCATCAACGGCAAGTCCATCGGCATACGCTCCCCCTTCTATTGGAAAGATTAAGCGTGAAAACACTAAGGCATTAGGCATTGATAAAAATAATGTTATCCATAATGGCTTAGCTGAATCCTTAAAGGGAAATCAATCACCACGATACAAAAGATTATTAGTCGAAGCTCTTGCTAAAAAGGGTTACGACCAAGATGAATTATATGCTGTTGCGGACCAAGTAAATCCTCCGGATGAAACGGAGATGTCTATGCGTCAAGCAATGACAAAAACGGAACCTCAAGAAGAGGTTCTTACACCACAAGAGGCTGAGCACATTACATCAAAAGGTGGAACTATTCCTGAAAATGTAAAGGTGGTATGGCCGGAAAGTAATTTAACCGGTGGCAAAGGAAATATTGTTCAAGATATTTTATGGACTCACATTGAAAACAGCTCAAAAGGAATTGAGGAAGGATTGGCCGGAATAAAAAAGGGGATGCAATCTATGAATTTAATTCCCGATGAAGAGTTGTTTAGCCAGACCGGTCAAATGACAAAGGATAGAACTATTGGTGAGCAAATCGAGGGGGCAACTGAGGCTGTAAAAGGTGGGTTGCATGCAGGCTTTGGTGTTGCAAACTTAACTGTTCCTGCGATGGCTGCTTTTGGTGTAGGGACAACAGCGTTGCATAAAATCCCGAACGAATACAAAACAGATATCGCAAGTTCGTTGTTGCCTGAAGGCTCAATGGCTCAATTTAATGCGTTACCAAAAGAAAAGAAAGCAGAAATTTTCGACAAAACTATCGATGCTCCATTTGCTCTTGTTACTACTATTGCCGAAGCTTCCGGTTACGAAAGAGGTAAGGATGGAAGAAAGTGGCTTGACAATTTAATGGAGATTGGCGACTTGGCGGTTCCTATTTTGGGGCACAAAGTCGGAACGGGTGTTTCGGAGAGAATAACCTCAATGAAGGACCTGAAGGACTTAACCGAAAGGATTACCAATGAAAAAGCTTCTGAGCAAGATATAAAAGATTTTCGTGACATAAACGAAGGCATAAAGGATTTGACTGCTGAGGATATAAAATCTGCAGCGGGTCAGAAATTGGAATCGTTACCGGTTAAGAATGATGAGTTACAAACTCGCTTAGCGGAGCTTCAACAAAAGACAACGGATCCAAGTTTTGAAACATTACCTCCTGAAGTTCAAGATGGAATTTTTGAGGACATAAAAAGAACTCAGAATGAGATTTCTGCTGTTGAACAAGCCGAGGTGGATACTCAATTGATGGATGCTAATGCAGAGGCTCAATACTTCGAATTAACGGATAAAATAACACAAGCGGAGGCATCGTTGGAAGGGCAACCTGAATCGGTGAAAGCTTCCATTCAAAATACTATTGATAATTTAAAGCAACAAAGAGATGCCATACAAAAGCCAACAACAACGGAAGTTCTTCAACGCGAACCGGGAGAAACTGGAATCGCAGGGGGTGAACGTGGAGCATTGGAACAAGGAGTCGAAGGGACTAACCTTGCCCAAGAGAGTAAAGCGGAAGGCGAAAGACTCGCTGAAGCTGAAAAGCAGAAAGTAATTGAGTTTAAGATTCAAGAAGCCATTGATGCGGAAGAAATTGTAAAAGGAAGTCCGGAGGAGCAATTGGCTCGTGAAAGCTTGGCTAAGAAATATGACAATGCTGTAGAACTTGAAAAAGATTCTCAGGCGATGTATACCTCTGAAGAGGGTGACATGGCGGAAGCGTTTACCGATGTGCAAGATAATACCTATAAGACATCTAAAAATGAATATACCATTAAGCAAGATGGTAACGAATTGGTTATTTTGGATAAGACCGGAAAGGAGCCATCGCCAAACACTCGCTTAAAAATCATTAAGGATTACGAAGAAAAGTTTGACTATAAGAAAGGTAAGAGTGCCTTTGAAGGATTAAAAGAAGGGGATGTTTTAGAATCGGAGGCTGATAAATTAGTTTCCGAGAAGAGCGAAAACCCGGCAGAGATTATTGATGCTCATGAAAGATTGATGTCGGATATGCCTTTTGAAAAAGGTGATGCGGTAGACAATGCTATTTCTGAGAACATCGGTAAGGTGAAGCAAAAAGGTAAAGGCGGATACAACAATTTCGGGGATAAGAATAACGTTCAAATGAACAAGGCAAAGGCTTACTTCAGTGAGTCAAAAGGAGAAACTATTGATACCTTGGCACAACGTATTTCGGAGGACACTGGACTTGATATTACTCCGGATGATATTGTTTCTTTTATAGACAGACATCCGAATGGAGTAAGTGATTATACTAAAACGTTAAAAAATCCGTTAGTAGTATCTTTGAGAGACAGATTTAAGGCTGTTACTGGATTAACATTAAATGATCGTGTATTGAAAGCTTATGATAAAGCGACAATGCCAAAAGCAGACTATGAACTAATAAATGGACAATATGAATCAATTGAACAAGCAAGTAAAGCCTTCCTCGATGCCATCGACAGAGGCGAAATCACCGAACCTATCGTATCGGGAGAAGAGGTCATTATTCCTGAAACTAAAAGCGGAGAAGGAAAAGGCGAAGTAACACCTCCTCCTGTTGAAACAAAAGTATCTGAGGTAGAGGTAAATCCTCCAGGTAAGACAATGAAGCTTGCTGAGCGCATTCTTGAGTCACCTGAAGTAAGTAAGGAGATTAAGGCTGGCTTAAAAGAAAAAGGAGTTGAATATATCCCTAAGAATTTAGAGGTTACGCAATCAGATGCCAAGGCATACGTTAAAGCGTTTGAAGAGGCGGGAGAGCTTGATAAGGCTATTTCAAACATTACCAACACAAGTAATGGCATGGAAGGGTTAAATCGTGCTATGATTGGTAAGGAATTATTTGAGGTGTTATCTGAAAAAGCTAAATCTGCTGAGACATTAGCAGAGCAAAAGAAATGGCAAGATAAAGCCGTTGATGTTGCCATGTTTACTGCCGACAACTTCCGTAAGGCCGGGCAAGAAATTAATGCCGGAAAAGCATGGAAACGATTGCTTGAAAAAACTCCTGAAGGAGCCATCTCAGCGATTAAGAAAACTATTTCGGAGCGAAATGAAAGTGCATTAAAAGGACACAAACAGGACATTGCTTCCGCAAAAGAAATAATTGATGAGTTTGTTAAGTCGGAAGATTTTGCTCGAGTAGTTGGGGAAAAGGTTGCTGCCGAGTTGGAAAAACTTAACAAGCGTGCACCTAAAAAAGAAAACATCTTCAATAGCAAGAAGGTCCGCGACAAGCGATTGGAAGAATTACGTGCCGAGGCTAAAAAAGCAAAAGGAACGGCATCGGCTTCCATCATCGGATTGAATAGTAAGCAGATTGAGATTTATAGTGAGATGGGAGTAATTTATCTTGTAGAGGGAGCCTACCGATTTAAGCAATGGGCCAACAAGATGAAAAAGGAAAATCCTGATTTCACCGAAGGCCAATTGGAAGATTTGTGGAAAAAGGCAAAAGTGCCAAAGGAGTATGATCCACAACAAAGAACGTTATCCGATTTCTCTAAAAAGGGAGTATTTGATGCGATGCCTCCGGAGGTGAAGAAACAATTTTTGGATAAACTTGAAAAGAAACTTGGAAAACTTTCTCCGGAAAGCAGAAAGAAACTTTTGGGGAATGCTCTTGATGAAATTATGAATTTAGGAGGATTGAGTAACGAGCGATTTAAAGAGATGTACGCTCAGGAGCTTGGTCTTCCAGGAATTGATACCATGGGAGAGGCAAATGTTCGCGCTCTCATTGAAAAGATAAACAAGTCGGATATTACCGCAAAAGAACTTCAGGATTTATTTGATTCAAATGCTCCTGAGTCAGAAATAAAGGCAAAGCAAAAGGAGTGGATGAATGATGTGTTTGAGGGACAAAAGGCAAATGCTGAGTTATCCGATTACTTTAAGAATGAAAAGAAGTTGGGCAACACGCTTGCTACAATCTTGCAAGGGAATTTACTTGGTCCGCTTTCATTGGTAAAGAACGTTTATTCGAATAGTTTGATACAGCCATTGAGATTTGCATCCAGAGGGATTGCATCGATGGCAGATTTTGTTATGGCTAAAGCTCAAATGCTTCCTTTGATGGATAAACTCATTAAGGAAGGCAGAACTATTGATGCATTGGCGTACTGGAAAGGCGAAACTAAAGGTGTGATGCCGGGGCTTAAAACGTCATTAAAAGAATTGATTCGCGGTATTAATCCGGAGGAGATGATCGAACGTGATTTATCTCAGCAATTACAACCGTTAAAGTCAATGGTAGATTTCTATCATGGATTAACCGGTGAAAAAAAGATAAAGGCGTATCAGCAAATAAACAACTTTGTGGAGGGGACTTTTGGAGTTCCTGCTGAAACGATGTTCCGATTGTTAAATCTTGGTGATAAACCATTTCGTAAAGCTGCCGAGTATGGTACAGCTTATGAAATTGGGAAACTAAAAGGATTGGAAGGAAAAGAACTTGACAAGTTTGTTTTGTTCCCAGACGCTAAGAGTGCCGAGGAGATAAAGCTTCGTTCTGAGAAAGCTGTATATCAGCAATCTGAAGGGGTGGTTAAGGGTGCTCAGCAAGGAGTACGATGGATGGAAGAGCAATTATCAAGCATCCCTTACATTGGTGATGTTGCCAAGGTTGTGTTTAAGTCTCAGATTCCATACGTTAAAACACCATTAAATTTGCTTGGAGAAACGATGTTATATGCGTTTCCTGAGTATGCATCTGCTCGCGGATTATATGAAGCAACTCAAGGTAATAGAAAGGCTTCTTTAGAATATCTTGGGAAAGCAGTTACCGGTTTTGGCATTCGTTATGGTGCGCAACAATTGGTTCAAAATGGACTTGTTACTCCAAGTGCCGATAGAAAAGATATTGAGGGAACTGCTATTCAGTATCAAAACGTTCCGCCAAACTCACTAAATATTTCTGGATTACAGCGGATGTTATCCGGTGGAAGTCCAACGGTGAAGGATAATGATGTTTGGGTAGATTATAAAAATATGGGTGTTGTCGGGATGTTTATCTCGCTTTACGCTAACCAGAAGCCACTGAAGGGTGAAAGCATAGGGTGGATGCAGGATTTGTTTAATCGCGCTGCTTATTCGGGTCAATCTGCTATTGAGCAATCTTTCTTACAAGGTGCAAATACATTTATTGAAGCTGTTACTGGTGATGAAAGAACCAAAAGAAAATGGGCAGTAAACACCTTAGGTGCCCTTGGTGCTATTGTATATCCGAATACACTTGCAAATATAAGTAAGGCTCAGGATGATACCTCTCGTGTAACGAAGGCTGAGTCATTTTCCGATGAGCTTGTCAATACATTCAAGACAAAGATGTTCATGGGCAAGGAGTTGCCTACAAAGGTTAACTTGTGGGGCGAATCTATTAAAGGTGCACCTGCCGGTGATAATAAGTATTTATGGTATTTACTTGATGTAACTAAGGGCAAAAAGGTTGACACCGATTCATACAACTATAAGATTTATGAATTATGGAATGATGCTGAAGACGAAAAGATGAAGCGAGATGTGCTCCCTAATATTCCTAGAAATTATATTAGCATTAAGAAGGAGCGAGTAAATTTAGATCCGAAGATGTATGAAACATACCAAAAGTATGTAGGGAAAAATCGTGCTAATTTAGTCGAGAAATATACATTATCTCCTGAGTGGAAAACAGATTCGGTGGAAGATAAAATCGATAAGCTGAAGAAGCTTTATGAGAGTGGAGCGTATAATGCTAAAAAGCAATTAATTTTTGAGCATCCGGAGCTTGTTCCTAAAAAGTAATTCTAATTTATAATCATTCTAAATTAGTGATTATATTTGGGAAAAATTCAAAGCCATGGCAAACTTCAAAAATAGTATTTACGAATATACAACAACAAAGCGCACCGTTCCTTTGAGTGGAGCTAAAACAGGAACTTGTATTACAGAAGGGACAATTGTAACAGGAACCGGAACATCGTTCTTGTCTCAAATGCCTGCGGGGTCTTGGTTGGTGGATTTGTCTGCTAATGAGATTCGAAAAGTTATTCGTGTTGACAGCGATACAAGCGCTGTTTTGCAGCAGGCGTTTACTGTTGATTTGGCTTCAGCCGCTCCGGATGTTATTTTAGCTTCTGACTTAAATATTGTAACAATTTCTTTATCTATCCCTACCGGTGGAGCGAATGGTGAAATCGATGGGGTGACATTTCCTGTTGGACAATCGATTACATTTTCAAAAGATAGCAGAAGCACATCTTCTACTCGTGATTTTATTGATCCATTAATAGTGGATGCTACTGAAACAACAATGATGATATTAATCTCTAAATAACATATAAAATGGGTGCAGGGTCAGGTTTTGGCGCAAACTTAGGAACGGGGTCTATTCCTATCGTTTATAACGAATTGGACCCGGTAATTTCTTATATAAATCCGCCTCCTGGAGGGCCAACTTTAGGAGATAGATATTTGATTAATTCGGCTCCGTCTGGAGCATGGGTTGGTCATGCTACTGAGGTTGCTGAATGGGATGGAGGGGCTTGGGTTTATACGGTTCCGGCAACTGATGATATTATCTTTGTTACGGCAACACTTTCTACTTATCGATTTAATGGTTCAACATGGGTTGTTTACACTGGAACGGCATTGCTTCAGGGGGGGAATTCTTTAGGGACAGATGTTCTTGTTGGTGCAAGAAACAACAAGCATTTACGATTTGTAACAAATAATTTAACAAGAGGGTCTGTGAGGGCTACAGGAGAATTTGTGATGGGCGGAAGTATTCCGCATGCATCTGCAATTGGAGACTTTCAGTCAACGACAAAGGGTTTTAAATTCCCGTCAATGACTACTGCGCAGAAAAATGCAATAGCGACACCGGCAACTGGATTAACTGTTTTTGATACAGATTTAGGCGTTCATAATTATTATGATGGCGCTAGTTGGGTTGGGTTTGGGGGTAGTGGTGGTGGAATTGTTGATATTACTTATGCAGACTTGCTGACATTGTATAATGCAGGAACAATGACTCCCGGTTTTTATAAAATTACTGATAAGGCTGACGATGGCATTATTGTAGAGGCTGTTACAGCTTCGCGATTATCATTAAGTGCCACTGGACTATATCTTGTTCCTGATTTTCAGTTTAACGGGAATTATAGTGGTGTTTTGGGTCTTACCGGACAAGCCTATGTTGATGGCGCAAATATTGTTTGGAATGCTACTGACGAAGCTGGATTCCCATTTGCAAATGGAGATGTAGTTTTTCAAGGTGGATTGCATTGGCAAGTAACCGATTCAGGGTTGTTTACTGGAACTCCTCCAGATGGCACAAATGGATATACTGTTTTGCCAAAAGCAACAGCTAACGTAGGATACATTCTTGAGGCAGATTTTATTTTATATGACTTTATCAATGATGTTGTGAAAAAACGCTTTGATAAAAGAAACAATGAAATAGATGGATTTTCAATTGATTTTTTTCAGTGGGGAAATGATACATGCGCTCATAATATTGCCATTGGAACAATTAGCAACTTAAATACTACTTCGGTTGAATTTCATGGCAATTATGTAGGCAGGGGAATCACTTTTGCTGCAACCTATACACTTGGCACTGGAACCCATAAGTGTAATCACAATACAATAAACTTTGTCGCAACGTCTGCTTACGGCAGTTCGGCTACCGTAACAATTGATGATGCTGCATCCGAGTGCTCTGGTTGTGTTATAGACACAGACAGAAGTATGGATTTTACAAATACTACTACTGATCCGACATCAGGTATTTATCAAGCTAAAATGGCTTCAAATTTTGTAGAGTCAATTACAATAACAGGATTAACAACGATAGACCTTGGAGTGTTTAAGGATTATGTTGGGATAATGGGATTGTCTTCCACAAATGCAACTGAGTCAATTAACTTGTTTGCAAATTTCGTTGAAGGTGTTCCGGTAAGATTTAATCCGGAAGTTGGATTAACTGTAACTTTTGTGCATGGCACTGGAGCGAATCAGCCTCGATGTAATGGAGCAACAAACAAAGTAATTAATGGTTCCAATGGCGATACAATTGAGTTTGTGAAGCGTGCCGATGGATTCATTTATCAAGCAAACGGAAACACTTTCTAATGGCAGTCTATTCTGAATCATATCTTAAAAATTTAGTTGCTACAAAAAAAGCGATTAAGGGTAGAGATTATGTTCAACAGACTGGACCAGAAAAAGGAACATTGTATCGTGGTAATGGGCAGGGCACACTTGATTTTATAACGAACAATTTCGCCATTTTAGCACAAAATGCTGTAGGTGAGATTTTGGTTTCTACGGATTCTAATACGACTACATACAATCCATCTGTTCCGGAAATATCAACTGAATTAAAAGATACGGGTGTTGTTGCCGGAACGTATGGTGATGCATCGAATGTCCCTCAGATTGAATTAGGAGAAGATGGAAGGGTTATTAGTGCTGTAAACGTTCCGATATCAGTTCCTGCGGTAGAAACACAATATGCTCCAATTTTAATGTTAGGAGGTATGTAATGGCAGAAACAAGAAAAGTTCTTTCTCAAACGGCATTGCCAGCTACAACGTTAACTGATTGTTATATTGTGCCGGCTTCGACACAAGTTGTTGGAAGCACGGTATTTGTTTGTAATGCTTCTGGCTCAAATAGGACTTTTAGGGTTTCTGTTGCTGTGGGAGGGTTAGCTGATACGCCAAAACAGTATTTGTATTATGATGTTCTTTTATCTAGGAATGCAACTTTTACATTTACTACAGGAATAACTCTGGGTCCGGCAGATGTTGTTCGTGGATACGCAAGTGGCAATGGTGTAAGTATAAATATTTTTGGAGTAGAAATAACATAATGAGTCAAGGGTTTACATCTGTAGAGTCGTTTAATTCGATTGAACTGGACGAGGCAAGTGCAACGATAACATACGTTGGGTATGCCTCTCCTGGCAGTTTAACTAGCGATCCATATTGGCAAATAAAGAGATTAGATTCAACAAGCGGATTGGTTGTTTTATATGCAGACAGCGATCCTTCGTTTACAAAAGTTTGGGACGACAGAGCGTCATACACATATTTATAATTAAAACTAAATAACATGTCAAAAAGTAATACATTTGAGAACCAATATTTGCAGTTAATTTTCAACAATGTTGATATTCCAAATATTGGCGATGCCGGTGGTATTCAAAATTCTACTGTAGCAGGAAACCTTTATCTCGCTTTACACACAGCAGATCCTGGTGAAGCGGGAGACCAAACAACTAATGAATGCGCTTATACCTCTTATGATAGAGTTGCTGTAGCAAGAACTGTTGGTGGGTGGACTGTAGTGACAAACTCTGCAACTAATGCTGCTTTAGCACAATTTCCGGAGTGTACAGGTGGTTCTGAAACAATTACTTATGTAAGTATTGGAACTTCAGCTTATCCAACAGCAGGAGTAATTCTTTACTCTGGTGCTCTAACTGCTTCTCGTTCAGTATCTTCTGGTATTCAACCACAATTTGCTGCTTCCGCTTTAACTGTAACTGAAGATTAATAATCTAAAATATTACTAAAATAAGTTGCAAATATAGATTTTATTTTGTAACTTTGTAAATTAATATTAAAACAGTTAAAATATGTATAAATGTAGTAAATGTGGTTTAGGAGTTCTTGTAAAAGATTTACCTGAACCAATTAGAAAATGTAATTGTTTAGTTCAAGTTGAACGTAAACCATCAGGATGGATTGAAAAATTGCAGTCTTTTTTTGGTATTAAGTTTTATATAATTAAAAAAGCTCCTATAACATGTGACTTAGATGGACATGCTTATGGTAGAAGTCAGTTTAGTAACTAATGGCAGGATTTAAAACCATAGGAGAATTAGTTAATGCAGAATTGGATGGTAAAGTCAGAGATTATATCTGGCGTAAAACTCCTGTTCAAGGAACCACCATAGGTATATGGTTTGATTTATCAATGAGCCCAGGTATGCCAACACCTAAATATTGGTTTGATGCAGCACCGTTAGTGGCTAAAGCTATTTACCAATCTACAGATGGAGGTATTTTTCATGGTTCAAATGTTTCTCCTAGTGAAAAATTTCTAAGAAAGATAACTTGTCAAGCACAAAGTGCTAATGTAACATCTTTAGCACCAATGAATGCTGTTTTATTGGATTATTTGTTATACTATCCTTCTATTGATGATGGTACAACAGATGAGCAAATAATGACAAATAGTGTTACATTACCAAGATATACAGATGGTAAAGGTGTACAAATAATGGCTGTTACAACTGGTGCTAGAACTGGTGGACAAACATTCACTGTAAAATATACTAACTCAGATGGAGTTTCAGGAAGAGTGAGTAAAACATGTAAACAAAATACATCCACTGTTATTGGTTCAATAACCAATAGTGATAGAGCTGTAGCTGGTAGTGCTGGTTGGATGATTCCTCTACAAGATGGAGATAGCGGTGTTCAATTAATTGAATCTTGTACAATGAATGGTGTTGATACTGGATTATTTACATTAATTCTTGTAAAACCAATTGCACAAACATGTTTTGCTGAATCAGGAGTGTCAACGGCAGGTACAATTGCTACACCAAATGAAAAAGATTTTTTAATATATAGTAGTGAGTTAACTAGAATTTATGATGATGCATTTTTAAATTTTATAGTTTTACCACAAACATCATTCTTCTCAACAACAGCTTTATTAAGAGGAGATTTAAAAGTAATATGGACATGATAGTAAAGGAATTAATTGAAATTTTAAAAACTAAAGATAAAAATTCTATAGTTTTAATAGATACAGAAGGTTATCCATTGAAATTGGATGCTATAAAAAATGATGAATATGCTAAAGAATATAACATTGATTCATTAAAAGAATTAAAAACAATAACATTAATATCAGAATAAAATGGCAGGATTTTCAAGTAATGACCAAATAATTGCAGCATTAAGTGCTGGGCAAACATGGAATGCTCCATTTGGTAAAAATATGCAACCAACAACTGTTTGTGTTGCAAATGAATGGCACTCTTTAGCTAGAGGTGCAGGTAATCCAGGAGCAGATGCTTTGTTTGATACTGGAGCCAATTTAACATTTATACCAGTAGAAGACGATACTGCTTCTGCAGGAACACTTCAACATGGTGGTGATGTTCAAGCTAGTGGATACAACAAGTATCTATTAAGTGGACATGCTGTTACTGCTGCTGCTACAATGGCACCAGGAACATTAGTTCTTTGGGATATAATTGGCTATTATAGAGTAACAACTGTTACTACAACTACAGCACAAGCAACAACAAATACTATATCTACAAGAACGGCTACTTTCACTGCAGATGATACAACAGATATTATGACATATACTTCTGTAACATCTTTGCCTAGTAATTTACTTACGGGTACAAGAGTTAGAGTGAGTACAACAACTACATTACCTGCTCCACTAGTAGCAGCTACAGATTATTATTTAATCAGAGTTGATAATAATACTTATAAATTAGCAACATCTTATGCAAATGCTATCGCTGGTACACAAATAGATATTACAACTACAGGAACTGGTACTCATACATTAAACTGGTTATTGCCACGTTATACAAATGGTGCAGGTGTGATGGCAATTATTTTCAATCCTTCAGCTACTCCATTGGGAGCTGCTACTCCAAATATGAGTTTAGGATATACTAATTCTGCACAAGTTGCATCTCGTGCTACACCAACAGTATTACCTATTGGTAAAACTGCTTGTCCTAATAGTCAAATTATTTACACTGGTGCTACAGGTACTGGTAAATATAATTACACAATGCCTTTACAAGCAGGAGATGCTGGTATTGCAGAGATAAACACTATTCAGAATTCTACATCTTATGTTTCAGGAACATACACTGTAGCTTTAATCAAAGAAATAACAAGATTTCCTATCAGTACTTTAGGTTTAGCAAGTGAAAGAAATCTTTTATTTGAGTATCCTTCGTTACCAAGAATTTATGATGGTGCGGCTTTGTATTTTGGATGGGGTAGTGGTGTGGCAACGCCTGTATCTAGTGCAGTAAGTGGTCAATTAAACTTTGTTTGGGGATAATGTTAATTCGCAACTATTCTTATGTTAGTCAAATATGTGGTCATAATCATAGTGGCGTAACTAGTCCTGTGAAGTTTATTCAACCACATACTATGCGTGGATATTATGGAAGATCACAAACGGAAGATGGATTAGAGCAAATAAAAAGGGATGGGTTTCCTACAGGAACTAATCATCCATATTCAATTGTTATGGGTGATAAAGGAGCTTTATTAAGCTCTACTACAGCAATTAACGGTGTTGGAGAACAAGCTTCCGGATTATCTATGGGAATTAATATCCTTGCTGGATTAACTGGAAGTGGTACTATAACAGATGCTCAATTATCATTAATAACAGCTTTGGCTGCTTCATTAAGCGGTAGTGGAACTATTACAACAGCTAGTTTAGTTGGTATTGTTTCTTTAGCAGCTTCATTATCTGGTACAGGTAGTTTAACAGCAGGATTAAATGTAATTGCTTACATGAATTCTGTATTAGCAGGAACAAGTTCTGTCACTGCAGGATTAAGAGGAACTCTTTCATTAGAAGCAAATATATACGTAAATCAATCACAAGCCGAAGTACAGCAAATTGTAGACGGTGTTTGGAATGCTTTAACAGCAGATTATAATGCTTCCGGAACAATGGGAGAGGCCATGGGTAACGCTGGAGCTGGCGGTGATCCTTGGGCGACATTGTTACCTGGAGCGTATGCACCAGGTACAGCCGGTGACATTATTGGAAATATGAGTTCTGCAGCAATTGCTAGCGCTGTGTTAGATGAATTAATGTCAGGGCACACCATCCCAGGAAGTTTGGCTGATGAAATTAGAAAAAAACTATCTCAAAATAACTTTATAGCATTAAAATAATTATATTTACATCATGGCAAAAAAAGGAACAAAGACAGTGAACCCGGATAAACCGAAGCCTCCTGTTAAGAAGTAAAGAAATATTAAGTGGAATATTGGTATTGCTATTTGTATGGAACTACAATATATGCGAATACTTCTATTCGGATAATCTTGAGATGTGGTGGGAATTACGCACCAATATTTACTCGATTATGTTTGCTTTGGCGATGTTTGTAGCATTGCTTGGCACAAGTGGGCTGCTGAGGTTTATTTTATCGGTAGGAGTCGGATTATGCATATCGGATGCTGTTGATCGAATATTTTTCGACATCACCACGTTTAACAAAAGTGATATTATAATGATTTTTATAACGTTAACCATTTCAACTTACGAATATGTCAGAAATAGAAACAAGTGAACTAAGCAAAAAGCTGGACCGGGTGTTATACATCTTGGAGAACGATGAAAAGACTAACCGAAAAGGGTTGGTATCGGCAGTTTATGACTTGCGAAATGAGTTTGACGAATTTAGCCAAGCAATAAAAACTGCTGAGGCGGTAAAGAAGGGTCAGATGGCAATTTATGGTGCCATTGGAGCATTTTGTTTATGGTTGCTTGGAATAATCACCAAGGCATTGTTTCCTGTTTTAGTCAAGTTTATATGATTACCGAAGAAATCCTTGAGGAGTTAATTGAGGAGGCGAATGTCCGGGTAGTAAACCGGTATATCGAAATGCGGTGCGAGCAACATGACATTAGACACGGCCGGAAGCTGGCAAAGGAAAGATTAGTTTGGAGTGGAGTTGTTTTAGTATTATTAATCACGATAATTTATTTACTATGAATCACATTCAAATAGCAGTTACTCAAATAGGGAACCAAGAGATTCCTAAGAACTCAAATTGGGGAGAACATGTACAGAAATACCTTAAATCTGTAGGGATTACATTCCCGGCCAGTTGGTGTATGGCGTTTGTATATTGGTGTTGTAAGGAGGCTAATCCAAATAATATCTTGTTTCGTACCGGAGGCGTATTGAAGCAATGGAATAAGACGGCAGCGGATCATCGTCATGCAGTTCCGCTGCCTGGAGATATTTTTATTATGGATTTTGGTGGCGGATTGGGTCATACAGGGTTTGTAGAAAATGTTGTAGGTGATACTATCCAAACTATTGAAGGAAATTCAAATGATGAAGGCAGTCGAGAAGGATATGAAGTATGTCGCAGAACTCGTAAAATATCTGCTTGTAAAGGATTCATAAGATTGTAACCATGAAAATATTCTCACTAAGTAAAATTGAAAAGTTAAAATTAATAGGTCTTTGCATAAAGGCTGTAACCGGTATTGCCGGGGGTAGTTTAATTTTAGTAGAAGGACATCCGTATTTATCTTTGGCGATACTTGCAATAGGTGGTGTTGCAAATGAAATCGTATCGTTTATAAAAGAAAAGGAAAATGAAGCTAACAATAAGTCTTAAAGACATCATTTATTGGATTGTCATCGGCATTTTATGTTGGTTGGCTTTTAAGGATACGGCACCGGATAATTCCGTAGAGGTAGACCGGCTAAAATTTGAACGTGACAGCATTATCTCCGCGATGATAGATGTACATCAAGCCGAGGCGAAATCGTGGCGCAAACAAGCCGATAGCGCACACGCTTACATCGTTAATTACGAGAGAGCGGATTCGATAAACAAATACAAATCAAGACATGAAAGAGCTAAAATTAAGAAGTTTACTCGTACTGAGCGCGATGCTGTTCGCGATTCAATCTATAAGTCAAACGGGATATACGTTAGTCCCAGATAGTTTAACTTGTATCACACCTGAGCAAGATGCTTTAAACATTGAGCAATACTACCTTGTGAAAGAGATGGGTTCTTCGTTAGTGCTTCAAGATCAAATTATCCGAACGTTAAATGCTGAGAATGGATTCTTGCGAAATGAATCCGCGGAGAAGGATAAGGAAATCAATTTAAGATTGCTGCAGAACAAACATTGCCAAGACGATAAATTATACGTTGAAAAGCAATTAAATAAAGCTCTGAGAGGGAAACGACTATTCAAGACAGGCTTTGTTATCGTGGGTGCCGTAGCTGTAACGGAACTTGTTTACATTGGTGTTTTAAGGGTAGTTAAATAATCTCAAGGAACAATGTACTGTCCCTTGAGATGTAAGCAATTCTATTTTGCGTCCAAGCGTTGTGTTGTGTCTTCTGTTGCAGTATCACGGATGCGTCCCAATTCCATTCCTAACCACCTCATTCCTTTTTGACACTCAAGGTAAGAGCTTTTTAAGAAATCCATTAATTTCCATTTATGTGGATGCTCCATTGTGACATTAATAATGTCTTCAATAGATTTACATAATTGTTCAGCATCTTGGCGCAGGAGTTTTACGCGGGCAATTTGATCAGTTCCATCAGCAAAATTAATTTCTACTCTGTCAGCAGTATCAGCAGTTGGTTCAATTTTTGAACTCTCTGGATTTTTACTTTCCGGATATGGATTAGCAGTTCCTAATTCTCCAAGTACTTTTCCAAGCATCATCTTGGATGTTTCAAAATGAGTCTTTGCTAAAGAAACTTCTCTTGATGGAGTTAATTTTCCGGTTAAGACAAATACGGCATCCAGTTGAATTCTGGTTTTTCTAATTGTTTGTTCCATTTAATTTTTAGTGAGTTTTACAAGGCCGCTCAAGGCATTAGTGTTACACCATAACCTCCAAATCGCATTCTCTCAGAAGTTTATTTACATCGAATTCATTTAACTCGGAGCAATCGATAATCATTTGTTTTAGCTTCTCGAAATTCTCTTTGGTGAATCCGAATCGGTTAAGCCTGTAGGCTCGATATGGTTCGCATTCTACTCCAAGTTTTACTTCATGTAGTTCACATCCTCGAATGTTCCCTTGCGTAGGGTGATAGTATACGTGCGTGATGTGGTATTTAAACCCTTTTTGAATCCATTTGCTAAGAGGGACTTCTTCCGGGCGATTTGCTGAGTCGATACAGATAGCTTCAATCATAATTAATATTTTAATCGTTTAAATTCAGGAGATTCTTCGGAAAGTTTTTGGTGCAATTTCTCTGCTACTACTCTTCGAAGTTTTGATCCAACGGAGACATCTTCGATGATGGATTTATATTCTGCTTGAGTTGTATCGGGATACTTGTAGATAACACCGGAGGCGAATTGAACATACATGGTTCCTTCTGAAAGTGCCATGCCTTTGATTGTTGTGCTGTTTACTGGTTGTAGTTGTATTTCCATTATAGTTTATTTATTTCTTGTTTAATTTCGTTTAGATAAGTGATTTGTTCTTCGACTTTTGTTCTGAACCACCAATCAGAATCTCCTCCAGCATCAAAGGTGTCGTAAAGAATCTTTAGCGACTTAATGTTTTCGTCAATATTAATTAAAGCACAATGTTTTGAGTTCATAAGAATAACCCCTTCGTCTGCATCGTTTGTTAACATAGAACTTCCTATGTACGGATAAACTAATCCCTTGTACTTATCGACTAACTCTTTTGCTTTTTCTTTAAGTGAAATGTTGTTCTGTTCCATTTTTTACGATATTGATTTTTTTAAGTTTTAATGCTTTAATTACTTGTGATGGTGATTGCGCAAATGGTTTTATATTTGAGCGGAGTCCTATGTCGATAAAGACGTAGCAATGTCCTTTGGATGAAAACCACCGGTCAACTCGGAACTTGCTTTTTGCCGATTCAACGATTGCGTCCTGTATGAGAGGTTTCTGTCCTTCGGGTTCGTAGAAGTTGGTGAGGTCGATTGCGTAGTCCATTACAACACTTTTATAATTACTCCTGCCATCTTGGGGTCATATCCGTATCCGCAATCAAAATTTGGGATAACGTTTCTATTATCATCATTTTCTATCCAGCCGTGAACTTGCATAATATCAAAAACTATCTGGCTAACGTTTATGTAATCAAAAGCTTTGTGCTGGTCGCGGATAAAAAACATCTGGATACTATACGGCTTGTTTTTGCCTTTTAGCATTTCGTGAAAGCGAGATTTAAACAAGCGGTAATGAATGTCTGTTTCTCGAACATATTTCTTGCAAAGATCGGATGAGGTGATGAATGTCTTTCCTGTTTTTTTATTCTTGAATAATTGTTTAGAATTTTTTAAACTGGGCACATTGCCTTTAATGAAGATAGTCCCTTCATGTTCACATTGAGCGTACACATCTTGTATGTCCATTCCGGAAAAGTGAACGTGCTGAACGGGTTTAACTTTCTTGGTCTTTGCCTTTCCTGATTCAAACTCGATGTTGGTCGGTTGAAGGATAACTTTAACGGAAACTTTTGGTTGCAAATCCCTCGGCTGCGGATTACTGATTTTCTGATAACTCCCATCGGGAAGTCTCTTGAAATTCTTTAAATCGAATTGTGTCATTGTTTGAAATTTCGGTTATTGTCTAATGTAAAGTCTGTGGCGCACTTATTACACCACTGGTCAACGTTACTTAATTCGATTCTGATTCGTTCCTTTTCTTTTTTTGTAAGCTTAGATGCTTGATAAAGAAGAGTGTCCCACAAGTTGAATTTATATTCATTCATCCGCATGATATCATCAATTTCAAATACGGGGAAAGATGGTCTTCTTGCAGATTCTTTTCCGGAGAACTGTTCGCCTATTGTTTCCATTAGAAGTGTTTTTTGAGAGTTTTAAGAGATTCTTTTTCGTTGTAAGGGATACTTTCGACAACTAAATTAAACTCAATCCCGTAGCGATAACATAGCCAAGCGATGTCTTGCTGAGTGAGAGAGCCAATGGTGTTTCCTGTCTTTCTGTATCGAGATAACGTCTCGGGTTTAATTTTATTGTATCCGTGACTTATGGCATCGTCTACAATTGCTTTGCCGGTTAATTCAAGTTCAAGGAATCTGTCTTCTAAAAGAGAGCGGATCGCTTTTGAATCTTTTACGATGCATCTTTTAACGGAGTAGGCTTTAGGCTGTTTAGTCTTTTTTGTCATAAACTTTCATTTTTAAAATTTGCGTATTCTTCTGCGTCTAATTTCTTCCAGAAGTAAGCTATTGTTTATTGAAGTCCGCCTTCGTTGACGAATATCACTTCGTATTGTGGTCCTGGCCAACGTAATCTAATGTGGTCTACTGTGTACATCTATTTATCTACGATTTTGGGAATAATTTTGGCTGTATCGCAAATTTTTTGCATGTTATCAATATTTTCAATAGCATAAACCAGGTCTGATTGAAGTTTTAATAAATCTTGTTTGGTAGCAGAAAATCTTATTTCGGAAGCCTTGTTTGTTCTTTCGATAATTTTTTTCTTAGTGTTAGCGACCCAACAAGGCTCTTCTGTTAAAACAACAACTTCAATCATTGGAATAAGTTTATTTCCTTCTTGATTAATTATTGCCGATGTATTAAATCTTGCACTATTGTATTGTTTCATCTTTTTTTATTTTTTAATTGTTATTGTTTTATATTTCCCAGCAATAAAATTTTCGGAAGGGGGAACTACTATCCCAAGTTCTGCTAACCATACAATACATCTGTCGGTAAATTCTTTCATAACTTTACTGCTGATGGCTTTCTTTTCATATGTTTTCTTCTGCGTAACAAATTCTTCTGTTCCGTCTAAGTGTTTTATGCAAAGGGTTTTGTGATAGAATAAGAATCTCCCTTTTAATTCTGCATCTAAGTCATTTTTGTCCCAGCCGTCAAATGTTTCGAATTTCAATGCTGTTCCAATGACTCCAGCATAGTAATACGCGAAGGCATCGTGAGAAACTGGCTTGTGTTTAAGCTTAATGGTTTCCTCGAACTCTTGTCCTTCTAAATCGAAGAGAGCTTCTCGGTGAAGTTCTACGTTGTAGTAGACTCTTTTGCCGTTGATTATTTTACCGAAGTGTTTTATTTGCATTTGTAGTTGTAAAAATATTCATTCATTTGCATGTCAAAAAACCATTTATCATATCCACATAGTTGTTGAATACTTCCTCCAGCGTTTCCAATAACCATTAAATAGAAGTTTTCAACTATAATCTTTAATCTAATGCGTTTTGCTAAATGGTATTTCCCTGCAAAGATTATTTTAATCATTCTCATAGTTTGCTCCAATCGTCTTCAACGTGATTATTATCATTTGATTCTCCGTGAGATTCCGCTTTGTCGAAGATGTCTTGCTCGATTGCTGCTTGTTCGAATTTTTCTTCTACTGATTCTTTCGGAGTGTTTTTCTCGTTTAGGGATGTCATTTTCTTTCCTTCTCCTTCAGCGATTATCTTTTTGCCGAGTTCGAGTTTTTGCTTTTGTTCATCCGTTAAAACAATTGTGGCTGTAGCTATAACTGCACCTTGTGGCATAAACACCTCTTCTTCAGTTAATGGATATTGTGAATTTGGATTCTCCGATACGATGCTCCTCTCATCCTGCTTATACTCAACAAACACTCCCAGTGGTAATCCTTTAGGATGTTGACAAGGGTCTCCTGAGATGATAGGCTTCTGCGTAGGATTTGTACATTCAATGTAATCGAAGGCAACATACTCCGAGGATACGTGTACAGCCTCCTTCATCGTTTTAACCTCCTTAATGCATAGCCAAAGAGATTTACCTTTTAGCTGAGACAATACCGGTTTAGTCATATCGCAAGAGGTAACTTTGCAAAGCTTTCTGAAGTCGGAGGATTTCTCCCAAAATACCTTATCGTGGTTTAGTTTGTTATCGTTAAACCGGATATTTATTCCTTTGGAGCCATCTTTTGCGATGATAGGGAGATTATCCTTGTCGCGGAGTAGTGATGCTTCCAAAACGACTACAAGGTGCGTTCCGGAGTGTATTTCTGATAGAGGGTGGTCAAGTCGTGACATGATTGTTGTTGTTTAATATTTTGTGGACTTCATACAAGACTCGAACTTGTATCTTCGGGATTTTAAGCCCGCTATGTTTATCCAAAACACCAATGAAGTCTTTTCATCTACGAACTACGCACAGCAAGTACTCTTTCGTAGACTAATTTCGCAGGGAGTAGGCTGCGTTTATTCGTTTACAGATCCCAAGGCAAATCGCTCTCGGCTTGTATGGCATCAGATTTCGCTTGTTGCTTTCCCATGGCGATTTCTTTTGCCGATGGCTCCGGAGTCGCTTCAGCGTGAAATGTTGCTTCAATCTCTTCCGGTGTTGGAGTTGGGTCTGCCGGAATAGATTCCGTTGCAATGTCCTCCAAAGCTTTCTTAGCGAAATAATCTTTCAAGTATGCCTGAAGTTCTTTGTCCAATTCAAGAACCAATGCTTCTGTTTCAGGCTTTAATGAACGCGGAGTGAATACAGGCATTTGGTAAACGGTTTTGCCTTTCTTGCCTTCTTTCATTGATTCAACGGTAATTGCGCCTACATACGGATCGTGTGGCTCGGAAATTCGTTTTCCTTTTTCGTCTCTCTCTCCGGATACATAATTAATCCATGCGTTTAACGATGAGCCAACCATTTTAATGTTCCCGATAACAAGTTTTTTATCATCACCTATGTAGGCAATATAAACTGATTCGGCAAATTTCATCCCGGCATCTTTTCCTTTAATGGACTCCCAATTTCCTTCGCAAACCAATTCTTTTCCGCTTCTTACTTTAAAGATTCCGTCTTTGATATCTTTTTTGCGAACTTCGTTTGAGTAAAATCCTGCTTGGCGACTATCGGAGTATCCGGTAACTGTTGCAAGTTGGTCCAATACAATAAATGTAAATGGTAGTGGAACTTTTACTTTACCTGTTCCTTTTTCGGCTTGTTCTCTTGCTTTATCAAAATACTTGAATCCGCCTTCATCTCCGCTCCATTCAAAGAATCTTGTGCATGGTGTTTCTAATCTAATTTCAGGGTTGCTTCGTGACATAGTTGTTGTTTTAAGGTTAGTTATTTATTTCGATGTAAAATTATACTAAATTGTTTAATAATGCAAATTTATTTTAAGTTATTTTATCGAATAGTTACACTCTCTTCAATGAAATATTTTATCCCATCTACGATAAGTCCATCGGATAAGGTGTTTTGTTCCTTTCTCTGCTTAACGTATTCCTTTACCTTCTTCTCGTCAATCATTAAAAATTCGCGAGGGACAAGTGATAAATCGACAACTTCAAATCGCCATGTGCCCTTTAGTTTCGATGTAGTAGTAAATTCCGCCTTGGCTACTTCCTGTACTCCTACTTCTTCTACTTTATCGACAATAGCCTCTTTAATGGATTCTGTTAGCGCTTCGTCCGCTTGTCCCGGTGCTGTGATTTCAATGCGTCTTGCCATTGCGTAATCGTTTAAGGTGACGCGAAGAGCTTGATAATCGGCAGCCAATTCATTCCATGTTTCCGGGGGAGTAAATTTGATAATGTTTTTATCTCTGCATGCGGATAACTCTTCTATGGTTTTGCATGCGTTAAATTCCTTAATTGATTTCTCGGAATGTTCTGAGATTTCTGATTTAATGGCATTGATGCGATTTTTTTCTACTTGAGCGGCCACAGCCTTTTTTCTGTTATACTCAAGAATCTTTTTAGATCCTTCTTCTAAAACATCCTCAAGAGGAGCGGATAGCTTTTTCGCTAAGGCATCAATTTGCTTACATGAATCCAGGAAAGGAGCCTTTTGTTTCACGCGAATCTTCTCGATGTCGGAGATTGTTCCTTTTAGAAGGGAATACTGCTGCGTGACAAGCAAAAGAGATGTGTCGTCAGTAATTGTCAGTTTAGAGCATTTTTCAGCGATTTCGTTAGCTGATTTCTGGAGGGATAAGAATGCATCCTCGGCATTTTTTGTTGTTAATTGATTCATGGTTATTTATTTTTGGTTAATTGTTTTTGCTATTGTTTGGATGGTGTTATGCATTTAGTTGAGTTAATAAAAAAATATGATTGACTTTACGTTATACTTTTTAGCTAAATCTATCATGTGCTTAGTCCCTTTACTTTTATTATCCCAAAAGGCAATTAAAAAATCTGCATATTTAGCCATATCTTCATTCCTTTTATATCCAGCACTTTTGCCAAACTTGCCCCAATTTGCAGGGAATTGTTTTATCGAATAGTTTCTTTCTTTTGCGTATTTTTCGCCAAGCTTATCCGCTCCATTAGCTGTTCCACTTACTATCTCAACATTAGTGTATTTGCTTAATATTATATCGCAATTTTCACAAAGCAAATCGAAATCATTAAATGTTCTGCCACCGGCAATTATCACTTTCATCTCCTATAATTTAATTAAGCATTGGTTATCTTGAAAATCTAATTATCCCTTTAAAAACATTTCTCATTTCTTCATTTCTTTCTAAAAGGCAATCGTACCATTTTTTATTTTGAGAAACATAGTATCTCACTAATTCTCCTTTTTTACCTTTCATTTCTTCAATTACCTTTTTAGCTTCTTGGTATTTGTAATCAGGTGTGTAGCTTGCCATTTTTGTTTATTTTTTTTTAAGTTAGTAATACGTTGGTAATTTATAGCCACGGGATTGGAGGTATTGGTAGGCTTTGATTACACTTAACCCACCAAGTGCATCGTATTTAGTTGAAAACGTATCTGTAAAAAATCCATATACCCATTTTCTGCAATAATCTTTATTCCAATCCGCTTTGGGCATTATGCCTAATAATTTTAACACCTCAATCGCATCCTCATCCGTAATCTGACTCAACTCCTTCCCCTCTTTGTTATCCGAAATAGGGAGGGTGTAGTGTTGTTTTAGCCATTTTTTAAATGTTAAAGGTTGAGTGTCTACTGATGCGTCATTAAAGAATAAATCGACAGTTTTCTTAAAATATTCTTTATATTCCTTTTCTACCTCATCCCAATCTTCCACCACCTTCTTTTCAGTTGATAAGGTGTTGTTTCCTGTCCCGTTGCAAATAGTACAAGTAGAGCTTTGGTCTGCAATTCCATTCCATCCATTACCTTTACAACCCTCACACTTTTCAGTTGATAAGGGAGCTTTATAACACTCACTATCAGGCTGTGTTGTAGTTGCTCCACAATACTTACATTCATGCTCTCTCACCCCATCTAAAGACACGGCAGGGGTGGGGAGATTATCAAATGCAAATGCAAATAATTCATTTCTATATTCCGGTTTTTGTTTGCTGAACAATTCGGGGTTTATTTTTTCTCTGAATGAATCACGAACTAACCCACTATTGTTAAATTCAAACCCAATGTACCATCTTTGATTGCTCGCAACATCTTCTACAACAACAGTATGATGCTTTGTTGTAAATAGTGATTTTTCAATAATCTTGAAGTTTTCTTTCTTTGTTAGTGTTGTTTCCATTGTTTTACTTTTCTGTTTTAGTTAATACAAATCTTCCGAGAATAACCCTAAATTATCATTCCCATCACCAGTTATTAGTTGCTTTGCTTTTCTTGCAATTTCAAGTGCCTCTTTTCTACCAACAAAACGATTGGTATTTGTTAAGAATCCTTGTATCTCGGTTTTATGAATCTCCATCGCTTCTTTTGAATATGGGAATCCATACATTTGAGCGAACGTACTAATGCAATTGTGGTGTCTATGCCCACAAATAACAAATCCTTCTTGAGTATTTTTTGGTCTAAAATCCCTCAATACTCCATCGTTATAATAGTTTGATGCACAAATAATTCGTTCCACCTCCGCTTCTTCTTTACCTTCCTTAGAGAGAGATAAGCCTTCATAAACAGCACGAGCAAAGCGATTTATAAAATTATAATTTGTATCGACTTTGTTTTTATCGTACTCAGATTGAATAAGATTTCTTATTTCTTCTGCCGTTAATTTCTTTTCTGTTAATGCCATAGTTAGTTAGGGGTTAGTATTGATTAATAAGTGCTTTTCAAATACTTTAATGCATGATGTACAAACGTGCTTATCCGAACGTGTTAAATCGTTATAAATCACATATTGTTGCGGGATAATATCACACTTAAAATAAAAGCATTTTAAATCCTTTTGCTCTTTCTTTTCCATGCATAAATTACACGTATATGTTATCGTCTTCATACCTTGTCGATTTTTGATGTTTCTAATTGGGTGAGGAGTTCGGGGTTGTTTTTTAGTAAACTATAAATATCCTGAATTGTTTTATTGTCATTCTTTTTATATACCGATATTTCGCCTCCATATTGCACATACTTTATACATATTCTAATAGCCCATAAATTATAAGTAATCAATAATATTCCTATCATTAATGGTGAGCAAATTAATCTTAGTATTAATCTAAAAATAGTGCTGTATTGTATTTTTCCGTTTTCCATTTCTGTTTATGTTAGTTGGTTAGTAAGTTTGGGTGTTCGTAGATGTTGCCGATAATTTCAAATTCTGGTGATGTTACTTGGTCAAATCCGCAATCATCAGTTCCGTTATGGGTAGAAGCTAAAAAGAAAACGGCTATATCTTCGTGCCATTCAACTTTATATTTACTTCCATCGTCCCAAACAATAACATCTCCCTCATAAATCTCTTTACCGTTCTTGTCTTTTAGCCCTATGTATTGCTGTACAACAACATTGTTGTTTTCTATTGAGTATCTTAACCCTTTTAAATTTTCCTATGTAATCATCTGCTCTGCTCCAATGTGCCATGCTCTAAATTTAATTTCTCTTTTCATAGTTATTTAATTTAACAAAGAAGCCCTATCCAATGGTAGTTGGTAGGGCTTTCTTCGTGGTTCGCCATTTCTTCCGATTGGCTATTTACGTTAATCATTCTACCAAATGATTTTTAATTTCGGTGTAAAGGTAAGAAAAGATTTTGAATTGCACAAAAAAACAATTATTTAAAAAGGGCTGTCGTCTTCTGAATTGCTTTCTGAATTATCTGCTACGATAATATCGGATACATCAAAAAGTTCCGCTGCTTCTGTTTTTGGTATTTCAATTGGCTTCCCGGTTATCCAGTTGGTCTTCTCAGGAAAGGCTTCTACATAATACCGAGAAGATTCTAAATCGTATTTATATTCGCTCATTCCTTTGAATCCCCAGTGCGAAAATTTCACTTTTTGCCGATGAATTTGAGAAATCTTGGTGGACCAATCTACGTATACGGTTATTCCGTTGTCGCATTTATTAAAGAAATCTGCGGATCCTGATATGTCATAAAGCGATGGAACCTCGCGAAGTTTTGTTTTCTTATCCTTATCCATTTTACGTGGATGAGCAACAAGAAAGCAATGCACCTGAATTGCGGTGCAAAATATAGCCAATTCATCTAATGTTTTCCCGATGTATGCTAAATCGCTACCTCCTTTATGCTCAAGTTTGTTCCATGCATCAATGACAAACCATTTAATTCCATACTCCTTCTTTAATTCCATCACTGTGTTAAGAATGCTTTGTATGGAAAAATCTTTTTCCGGCTGAATGAAAAAAACTTTTTTCTCAAGGTAGTTTTTTACTTCCGTCACCTCTTCTCGAGTCATTCTGTTGTCTCCGTCCCAATTTTTACCGGTTAATTTCCGAGCAAGCTTAGCGATGTGCAATTGAGTTGGTTTATTTTCCGGAGAATAGTATGCACCCTTCCACTGGTGTTTTGTAACAAGTCGCATGGTCATTTCGTCTACAAAATCCGATTTCCCATCATTCGAAATCCCAGTGATTACAGTGATGTATCCGGGAACAAATCTCAACCAAAAATTTCTCAATCCTATGCTTACTCCTTTATCCAACCCATTAACGTACATATCATCAATTTCGTAGGAGAAATCGGACACGGTGAAGGTTCCAGTGATGGGAAAATTAATCGGATTCGAGCAACACTCATGAATGCCTTCTATTCCGTATGCTTTTAGGACATCGTTGCCATCTTTTTTATCCTTCCATTCGAGATAGGTGCACCGGTCCTTACCAAATCGTTCGGCAAGTTCTTCGCGGAGTCTTCTTCCTGCGATGTCGTTATCGGTCCCGATGTAAATCTTTTCTACTCCTTCGAAGAGGTGAATGCAGTTGTCGATGTATGAAAGATTATTGCCTTTAACACCGGCTCCGTTAGGCACTGATACTACTCCAGATGTTTCGTTATCGTATCCGGCTTCGATGAGGGAAAGGCAATCAATTTCACCTTCGCAAATAAAAACCTCTTTTTTCCCTTTAATGGAATCGATGTTGTAGAGGATAAGCTTTGCTTTTGGAACGAGGGCGAAATCTTTATTCTGCGAACGGCTCTTGATGTTAATCAATTCTCCGTCCATGAAGTAGTTAAATTGAATCGCTGGAAGCTCTTTTTCGACTGCAGGCATGTATACCTTATCGAAGGAGATTTTCATGTCAGAGAGCGTTTTTTGACGTATTCCTCTGCCTTCAAACCATTTTACGATTGGCTCGGGGAGGATTGTCTTGTTTTTCCATTCAGGTTTTACAAAGACTTTAGTTTCCTCGTCAACAGGAATGTTGTACTTCCCGGCTAAATGAGTAAGTGCTTGAGGATATGACATTCTTTGTCCCTTCATTAAAAATTCGAGTCCATCTCCGCCAAATCCGCAGCCAAAGCATTTACATATCTGCTTAGAAGGAGAAACGTAAAAAGATGGAGTCTTCTCTTTATGCACCGGGCACAATCCTATAAGGTTAACACCTTTCTTGGATAGAGTGACGAAATCTTGAATGATATCGACTATCTCCATTTTATTCTTAATGGCTGTAATTGTTTCCTCTGAAATTATCATAAGTTAATTTGTGCTAATGGCGATTGAATTTTGCTGATATGGTTATGCGAAATATGAGTGTAAATTGCAGTTGTTTTTACGTTTGAGTGGCCTAATAGCTTCTGAATTAAATTAATGTCTGTTCCTGCCTCTACCATGTGGGTTGCAGATGTGTGTCGCATTAAGTGGGTGTACAAACGCTTGTTTTCTATTCCGGCTTTTGCTCCGAGTTGTTTTATAACCTGATTAACAGAAGTGTCGGAGTATTGCAATCCAAATTGTCCGTTTAAGATGTATTCTGTTGGCTTGTATTCTCGATAATAGCCTGCAAGCAAATCAATCAATTGCTGGTTTAAGGCTACTTGCCTATCCTTGTTCCCCTTTGCCTGAATGATGTTAATAATCATTCTACTACGATCAATATGTTTCCACTTTAAGTTTATCAATTCAGAAACTCTTAAAGAGCACGAATATAGTAAAGCTAAAATAACTTTGTGCTTTTTATTTTCACATACATTAAACATTCGTTGTATTTCATCTACTGATAGCACTATTGGTAATTGCTTATTCTTTTTACTGAAAGGAATTTTATCTAATTTTAAAGGCATTCCAACCGTAATTTCATAGAATGATTTGATAGCACAAAGTTTGTGGTTCCGTGTGTTGATTGTTGCGAAGGTTAATAGCCATTGTTTAATTTTGTCAGTTGAAATGTGTTGCGGATCAATCTCTTTTTCGAAGTATTTTAAAAATGTTCTAACGGAGCATTGATAATTTTCTTGCGTTCTACTGCTCGGATATTTTAATCGAGAATCTGTACAATACTTGCTGTGCCATCTTGTAAAATCCATTTGTAACCTCCTTGTTTTATTGATGTTTTAAATCGATTGTTCTATATAGTAGTTATGCGTAATGTTAAGACAGCACCCTGCTAACCGAAACATCGTAATAATTTTTATCTTTTTCAATTCCTATGTATTGACGATTTAACTCTTTACAAGCTAATCCAGTTGTATTGCTACCCATACAATTATCCATTACTACATCATCTTCTTTTGAAAATGCTTCTATTAACCATTTAGCTAATTCAACAGGTTTTTGCGTTGGGTGTAGTTGGTCTTGCCTTCGCCATTGTTGAGCAAAATCTAAAATCGTTGTTGGGTGTCTTGTTCCTTTATTATCGGTTATTACACCAGCTATTCCGTATTCCATATTATTTACTTTGTTTGGTGTCCACTTTCTTTTATAAGGCGTTCCTTCTGTAAGTTGTGGCTTGTAGTATGAAGCACTTTTGCCAAATACTAATACCATTTCGTGTTTTTTCATTGGCATATATTTAGCAGTCAAAGGGCTACCACATTTACTTTTCTTCCAAACCATATCGTATCTAAACAACTTTTCGTTACTCAAAGCAAGTTTAAAAGCGAATAATCCTGCACCAAACAAAACTATATTTCCTTTTGGTGCTAATATCCTTTCGTATTCTTTCCATAGTTTATTCAAGTCAAGTAAGCTATCCCATTTGTTTGCAGTTGTGCCATAGGGCAAATCGCATAAAATAAGATTTACGCTTTTATCAGCAATGTAAGGAAACACATCAAAGCAATCAGCGTGGACTAAAACACTACGCATAACATCGGTTTTGCAATAGTGGGGCGGAAGTTGTAAATTCATCATTTGTATTTCTATTAAACATTAGTTGTGGGTTGAACATTTGTGCCTTGAAACCCCACCATCGCAAAGCCGCAAAACGTTAAAATTTAGGTTTTTCTTTGTTGTTAATTGGTTTGTCTGAAACTTTATAATCTACCACAAAAGGTAACCAATTACTGTCGACTGCAAACGCAAACGGCTCAAATGGTTGGTTACGGGTGTATTCGGGATTGACTAAAGTAAGTTCGTTTTCCTTTTCAACAAATATAACTGTTTCTGCCTTTTTTAATATTGCACTACCTAAATGCCCCGTTGGTTTCTTAGTCCCAAAATTACGGTGCAACACGGTTATAATGTGACAATTTTCTTTAGCACTCCACTCTAACAACTTTTGAGCAACGTTATTACTCGCTTCTAAATCGTTAACATCGTTTACTAAATCCGCAACCCCATCGATTGAAACTAAACCGATATTACCTACATACTGACTTTTTGTAAATAACCAATCGATAAACTCAAAACGTTCTTTAGCTGACAATTTACGCAAAGAAAACGGTTTATAAAAATCAGGGTTAACCCCTACTAATTCGACAACCCTTTTAAAAACTCTTTGTGAGTGATATTCTGATTGCTCTGTATCGATGTCTATAACGTACTTATCTGTTAATCGATGTCCTTTTATTTCGGGTGCGTTAATTACAGTATTCCCACCAATATAACCACCCACTAAAAGCGATTTTAAAAATGATTTCTTTGCTTTTGATGCTCCTACAATACACGAAAAGTCACCGTACGAACCCATAGGAATAGGGTAATTAGTTTCTTTATATTTTGTGTGTCCTATCGATATTGCAACGGGTTGAGGTTTTAAAATCTCATCAACTGAAACAAAATGCTCATCGTGTATTTTATTAAAATCCTTATCTAAGGAAGTTAAATCTGTTTTTATTGCTATTGGTGCTATCATGGTTTGCTAAATGATTTTAACGCTAATGTTATCATTGCGTTTGTATTTGCTCTTGTTGTTTCTATGTCGTAAGTTTCAATCCCTTGCTTTAGTAAAGGAAAATCTAAAACACCTTTTTTACAAAGTTCGGACAATTCCGTATTGTTTAGCTCGTTCATCAAATCTACATAAAGACTATCAATGTTTAGGTCTAAAACTTGATGTAACTTTTGTTGAGCAACATCTAAAGATTGATAATATTTGATGTAGTGAATTAGATTGTAAATATACAACTTTGCAAAACATATATTTTTATTAGGGTTTGTTTCTATCGATTCATTAACGAACCAAAGTAACTTATTAAAAGCCTCCGCATCTGTTGCGTTTGGTTTATTCTGATTTGATATAGTAAATCCTAATCTTTGAAGTGCGTCTTTTACTCTCATAACATTCCAATTCTACTTATGTCTTGTTGATACTTATTAACCATAGATGAATAACTGAAAGTATCAATAGTAACATCGGTTAAATTTTCACGGTCTTTTTTAGCGTTATAAAAAGCAATTAATAAATGGTCTTTTGAAAATCCACATTGCAACAAATTCAAATAACGTTTTTTTGTTTGTTCAGGAACTTCTGATAATTTTATTTTAGGATTAAACAAATCATTAAAGTAATCTAAAAATATTTTCCAATCGATTCTTTTATCTTCAGGTAATTGACTTTCTGTGTCTTTTTTATTATAATCTTTTTTAAGCCATTTATTAGCGGTTAAATAAAGAGATTTATAAGATTTGTTGTTTTTATAGTTTTTAATACTATCAAAGCAATCAAATATATCTTCTTCTTTATAAAGTTGACTAAGTTTGTCAAAATCTCCTTTTGTAATTGATAAATGGTCAAAAGAAAAAACAATCGTGTTTTGGTCTACGCATTGTACTTGTACTTCTTCTTGTACTTGTACTTGTACCGAAGCCCCTTTATCACCCCCTACCGAAGCCCCCTCAACAGCCCCTTTCTTAGCGTCTTTAAACCCAATAAAATCAGGGTCTTTGCTTTGTGAGTAATATCCATAAAGTTGAGAGTCTATTGAGTGTTTTTGTGATAAAAAAGCAAATTTACTCATTCCTGATAATTCAGTATGTTTTCCTGTAAATTGAAGTTTTATAAGTGCATCATAAAAAGCTAAACGGTCACTATCTGATAACTCCAAAGCAACATCATAATAACTTTTGAAAAAATTAAATGCTTTTCTTTTACACATCTTTAACCTCGCTTTCTATTGAAAGTAATTCAAATCTATCTAATGCTTTTTGAAAGTCTAAGAAAGCCCATGCCCATACTCCAAAACCTTTTGAACTTGGATAACTTATGCAGTTAAATTGAGTGTTTTCTTTGTGTTTAAAAACCTCGTAATGTTTTGAAACTTCTGTTTCTACTTTGTATATATATGCTTTTTCACTTTTTTTTATTTGGGTAAAGATAAACCCTTTAACTTCTCCTTTACCTATAAAGGTAATTTCTAATGGTTTCATATAAATAGTATATAAAGTTAAACCCTAAATCGTTTGGCTAGTGTGGAAAACGCCTCCCGATTTAGGGTTGAATATTTTTTATGTTTTATATCGGTTTCCACTCCAATACAAATGCAAATCTAAGTAAAAAAAAGTTACCCGCAAAATAATTACGGGTAAATTTTAAAACTAGTAGGCGGTCAGGTGACACCCCAGCCCTTATCTTGTTAGACCTACTAGCTTTTTTAAATGCTAAAAAGGCAGTCCATCATCTTCTAATTCATTTAAATCCGTAACCGTTTCAAAAGGTTGTCCTACTACTTCATTAACTACATTG